TTAGAATTTCACCTCACCAATATATGGCAAGGCACCGTAACGACCTTGCAGATATCCTTTCTCTAACGCCTCGCCTTTGCGAGGTCTAAAATCAGATAAAGAATAAAGCTGACTTGAATTATTGTTATCTTTTTCTATAAACCACACTTGATCCCTACGAAGAAACCTTTGATCAAGGATCGTGGTATCATGGGTTGAAAATATTAGCTGACCATTAGCCTTATTTGAATTAGAGCTTTGAACTAATTTAAGAAGAAAACGAACCATATGAGGATGAAAACTATTGTTCAGCTCGTCAACAAATAATACGCGACCACTATTCAGAAGGTCAAGCCAAGGCGCAGCATAGGCAAATAATTTTTGAGTACCGTCTGATTCTTCCTCTAATTGGAAATAGGCACTATCATCAGAATGACCCATCTGATGTTTCAACCTGACACTCTTTATTGTTTTCCCAAGCAAATCTTTCTTTATTAAATTTTTAAGATCTTGAGGCATTCCATCTGGAAATTTAACCTCTTCTTCTGAAATCTTCCTTTCTTCAACATCAATTCCAGTGATATTTATATCAGCATCTTTCATAAACTTCATAATTTCTTCTTTATCTTTATCATTCTGACAGCTATCAATTGTAAAACTTGGATCAAGCATTTGCCCATGACGTATAACAACAAGCGATTTAAACCAAAGAAAAACAGGTTTTAACTGTTCAGAGTTAAGCTGTACAGCCGTAGAAAGAAAAAGGGCATTTGATCGGGTGTTATCTTCCCAGGTTTTCTTTGGTCCGATGAATTTACTGCCAAAATACCAATCCTCTTTTTCCGTCTCCGGGTTAAAGGAGCGCTCAAACCAACGTTGAGGCCGATTTCCAGGATAAGCAAAAAGCCATTCGTGAGTTACCCGTGATTTCGTACAAGCAAATCCATATTGATAACGGATACCATCTTGAATGAAAAAAACCTCAAACTCGCTTGGCAGCGAAGGTCCTTCTGTATGAAGCCGGAAAGGTTCTCGCTCAATTGGTTCACCTTCTTGACGTTCTTTCGAAGAGGCCAAAACGAAACGTTGCATAAAATCGACAGCTGCAATCAAATTACTTTTACCAGCTCCGTTGGAGCCATATATTACTGCTGACCTTAACAACCTTGGCAACCCTCCCAAGGGAGCTTCAAAGCTATTCTCCTCTTGCAAGTCTTTAGTCGGACCTGCAGTCATATTGAGGGTTTGGTTTTCCCATAACGAACGGTAGTTTTTAACATTAAATTCGATAAGCATAATGCCATCCTTTTTAAACTTTAACTAAACGAAAAGGTTGCAACTCTTTGAAAAAAATAAAAAAGTTGATAGCACTTCGCATGCCACACTACCGATGGATACCATTATCTCTCCACGCGGACATACCGGAATGGTGGACTTTAGCCTGCAACAGATTCAACATCACTATAACATCGAAAGACAAAACTGCATAAACTTTAAATACGTTTATCGCAATAAAAATGCATTTTTAATCTTCAAATTAAGCATTAACTCGTTTTTAGATTAATGCAATGTTACCTTATGTCACTATCGGAAATTACTACCCGATCCGTTTCGTTAAGGGATTCAAAACTGATTGGATGTTCCCCTATTGACTGTTTGTGTTAACGGAAAATGAAAAGGGCGCGACCATCTAAGTTCTGTTTCAGTTACCTCCCAGCCAAAATGCCGAGATTTTTTCTGGAAAGGCGATGCCCGAGAGATTGATTATTACGGCAATCAGTTCTGAATCAACAACTCAGTCCGCACCTGCGACCGACTCCCCTCTTTCTTGCTCATTGAGTACTTCAACTCAACCTCTTCGATCAAAAAACGCTCAAATATTTTCCGGACCTCGGGCGTGTCGTTGATGGTCATCAAGAATCGGCCTTTGATGCCAGCCAACACCCCAGCCAGGTCGTAAAAATCCTGCTCAACAAAGTTGTGGGCATAGCCGTCAATCTTCCAATACGGAGGATCAAGGAAAAACAAGGTGTGCTCTCGGTCGTAGCGGGGAATCAGATCCCGGAAGTCGAGACATTCGACCATGACATGGGCCAGCCGGATCCAGGCTTCTTCGAGGAGTTTTTGCAAGGTGAACAGATTGAGCCGGGGAATACCAGTAGTCGAGGTACCAAAAGTGCGACCACGGCTGCGGCCCCCAAAACACATCCGCTGCAGATAAAGGTAGCGGGCGGCCCGCTGTATATCGGTGAGGGTGTCAGGGTTGACCTGCATTAGCCGATCAAATTCATCTCGCGAGACCAGGGCGTATTTGAATTGGCGATGCAACTCCTCGGGATGATGCTTGACCGTGCGATATAGGGTTATCAAATCTCGGTCGAGATCATTGATGACCTCGGTTCCACGATGCAAAGGTCCCGGTTCCTGAGTAGAGGGCGGCGACAATTGTCAGACTACCAGTGCCACTATCATAGGCGGTGACAACCCCGGCCATCCAAGTGGTGGGGGACGTTGTGTAGGCAACGTTGACAAACATGCCGACGACAATGTTTTTGCCGGTCTGGATGGTCAAAGTTTTGCTACCAGTTCCCACCGCCAGGCTCGTGGTGCTGGTGGCTGATGTTCCGGGGGCCATGATGGCCGTCGCTGCACTCGCGGCGGTCTGGTCTGCTGTCGTCTGCTCCCACGCTGCCAGAGCGTTTAGCTCATTCCTGAACGCGGCCAGGGCGGCAACAAAGGCGTCAGCCAAGGTGGCAAACGTATCCGGAGCGTCGGTTCGTTGTGGTTGCGTCGGCAAGGCCGAGATCGGTGGATAGGACATAAAATCTCCTTAAATGAGTCCTTCGATTTCCAGACTACAGTCAGACAATACCGGGCCGGAGATAATGATATTAAAACTGCGGTAAAATCCGTAGACGATCGTACTCTCGTAGAGTGGCTCCCCCACCCAGACCAGCGGAGTTGCCCGATAACCAGCAAGCAGCCGCTGGGTTTCATCCACCTCGTTAGAGAGAAGTTCCAGATCGGCGGTGAGCAGCTTGGCATAATCTCTGACCACCAGGGTCGTGTTGCCGAAGATGTCTTTTTCTTTGCGGGAGTAATCCAGGATAGAGACCTGCGGTGACCACTTCGTATTGCCCAGCGATTTTGCCATACCCACGACCAACACTCCGCAGGCCACAGTTTGACCAGGGTGAGAGAAAGAGATGGTGATGGCGGCATTCCGGTACCCCGGCAAATCCAAAAGGACCAGATAGGACTTGGAGAAAACGGGCTCGAAAAAATAGGCATACCAGTCGGTAATGACGGAACTCGAAGTCATGACCACTGTGCGGGAATAGCCGAGAGCCCGTCTGGTCGAATCGACTGTATGACTGTTTCTGAGCATCCAAATCCGTATTTCGGTTGAGTTCCTCATCCCAGCTCCTCTTCTATCTTTCGCATCCGTTTCCGCAGTGTCTTCGTTTTGTGATATACTCGTGCCCATTCAAGCAGTTTCACATCCTCACCGTCGATCGCCATTCCGCCAAGGGCTGCGATCATCACTGCCATCGGCTGTATCGTTCCCAGTGCCGCGCAAAGTAACGAAAGTCCTTTGATGCCAGGAACCCGGCTGTCATCCTCGATATTCAGCCATTTTTCGAACAGGTCTTTGCTCACACCAACCTTGCCGTTCAAAACCATGTTTTGGCGCTTTGCCAGCTCGTTCATTCGATCAAGAATCTGATCCCGTGATTGACCGGAAGCCTTTACCGACTGGTTCAAGGCATCTTTCACATCGCGGACAACTGTATGAAGCCCGGAATTGCTAAAAATTGTGAGCTGGGTAGGTGCCAATTCTGATACTCCTGTCCGCCGCTGTGGCACTTTATGTCCAATATTTTGTGACAGGCGGACATTGAAAAAACTCGCCTGCCCTGATACGATGCATATAAGAAACTATTGTTTCCTATTACGGATAAACTAGCACCCGAATAGGTTCAATGTCAAGCCCCAATCGGGTGCACAACGTTTTATCCACCAAGTTTTTAACCCATTCGGGGTAAATATAGCAAATTCAATAGATTGCAAACGTTGTGCAAGAGATGCTCCGCGCACAACGTTTGCACAACGTTTAGCTAAAAACGTTGTGCATCCAAACGGGGCTTTTCGGGACAAAAATATGGCTTTAGCTGACAGAATAAGAGCCGTTCGAGGGCAAACAGTTGCAGCTGAATTTTGTCGTGTAGTTGACGTTCACAGAAATACCCTTGCGAGGTATGAATCGGGAGAGAGACTGCCAGATTCTGGCTTTCTCGAAGCTGTTTGCAAAGAATTCAAAGTTAATCCAGCTTGGCTCTTGACTGGAGAAGGCCCAATGTTCAATGAACAGAGGCCAATCTCTCAAGGGACCTTAACTATTCAAAATGACAGCCAGGAATCGAAGCCTATATTTCGAGATGAAAACGGCCAGATCGTCATACCTAGGTGGAATAACCCTGATCCAGAAATGTTTGATTACGTTCCCATGGCGGAAACGCAGTTGTCCGCTGGTGGGGGAGCCTTTGTTCTTTCAGAAGAAATAGTTGGATATTATGCTTTTAGAAAAAGTTGGTTGAGCAGAGTTGCGTCCAGTACCAAAAATCTGGTGCTCATGCGGGTCTTGGGAGATTCGATGTCGCCAACTATTCAGGAAGACGACACAGTACTGATAGATATTGGGAAAAAATCGATTAAGGAAGGAATGATCTATGCGATTCGCTTTGACTCAACAGTCATGATTAAGCGGCTTACTTTTCGACCAGGTGGGAAAATTTTGATTATCTCAGATAATAGACAGGAATACGAACCATACGAAGCCGAAATGAAGGATCTTCACATCATCGGCCAGATTATTTTCTTCTGCCGTACCTTCGCTTAACGATACCGGTTCGGCTTATCTAATTTTCTCGTTCTAAATGCAAAATTTCTCCAATTTTGCCCAAAACCGAAAAGTTTCTTGCTTTAGAAATTTGTCCGGAAATTTTTTATCCATTCCTCTGAAGTGCGCATAAAGTCTAGCAAAAGTACCATAAAAGTTGTGATGAGGGTTAACGTTTGGACCCGTATCCGGGACTAAGTGGGTTAAAGTGAAACTTTATGGGGTGGCTTGATAATACGTGAGGTTAGAATGGATTTTAACTGGAGGTTTAAAAGAAAAACAAAGGTGGTACTAAAATTTAAAATTCGATAAAAATCCGTACAACGTTTGAATCTAAAGATTGATCATGCGTAAGGTTTGAACCCGTTTTTACTTCTGCTCACCGAGATCCATTGCCTTAATTTATTTGAACTGTTTTTATCTGTTTTCATCAGCATAGTTCAATTCTTTCTTTCCCTCTTCGGTGGCGTAATACTTCTCTAGCAGGGAAAAATAATCTTGTTTTCTTGCCTCAGCACCGTCCTTCTTTCCAATGAGATAATATCCCCTTGATAAAAGCTCTACTGCCGCATCGGTGAGGGCTTGCACCAGTTTAGGCACATCTGATGGTGTGATGATTATTTCACCATCCATGCCCTTCATTTTGGCACTATGCTTGATGGAAATATAGCAGCCACCGATCTTATCAGTTCCTTCGTATAAGAGCAGATCGATATACTCGGTTACCTCTATTTTTTTGATGACCTTTTCCATTCTATCACCGTGCAAGGTTTGGAACCGTTTAAGGAAATGCTTTCATAAGCTGCAACCGAAGGTGCAACCATGTCATTATTTTTATTTAAACGCCTATATATCTAAATTTTCGAAACAAACAACACGTAATGCCCGATCTGTCGAAAAGGCTCAAGGTGCAACCTGGTTTTTTAAAAAAAACACCACAACGTAGCACCTAGAAATTTACGTATATTACGCTGCCTTCTCGTCGGGAAATTGTTCCCCGAGGAGGGCTCTTTCACGCGCCTCTTCCTGCCGTTTCATTTCCTCGATGTAACGTTTCATTTCGGAAACATCGTTCTCCATCCCCCTCATCCGCTTTTCCACATCAATGGCGTGAGAGAAATACCTAATATTTTGCTCTAGAGCATTGAAGGCGATTGGATTGCCGCTGGTTAGAACCTTCCTAGCGCCTTCCAGTAGTTCGGCTATTTCAGGGTCAGGATCAAGGTCTGTAGATTTACTGTCAAATACCCGCTCGCCAGTGATGAACCAATGAAGATTTACTCTTTCGTTTATCGCCCAGTCGATCAAGAGCGGTAAAAGAGTTCCCCTCTTTTTCCGATTGCTCAGGTCTGCAGGAGAAATTCCTAATATTCCGGCAGCTTCTTTGATTTGAGCGAGACCCTTCTTTTCTAACAAGCGGCCCACTACTGCATTTAAATTAACCATTTAGTGAAATATAATTGACTCGATACACTGAATCGTGTATTTGTATCCTTAATAAGTCTATTAACCTGAAAACATTAGCCACTAGCAACCACAACATTGTTAGGGAAAAAGGACAGTTTCATGAACGACCTGCAACGCCTCTTCAAACTGCGCGACATTACCATGCAGGAGCTTGCCGACCAGATCGGCTTTTCCATGCATCCGGTGCAGAAAACCGTGAAGGGCGTGCGTACAACAAAGCATATACAGCTCAAAATCGCCGATTTTATAGGTTTGACGGTTGACGAGTGTTTTGGCCCGGCATCCCGCAAGCCACTCCGGCTGCTGATCACTCAAGAGATCAAGAAGAAGCGCGGAGAGTTCGAGAAAAAGCTGAAAATAAAAATCCTTGGTGAGAATACCCTATCATCAGCGCAACGGGCCGTCAATGACTAGCAGGCGGAAAAAAATAGACAACACGGAAGGGCGGCAGATGAGCTTGCTGGACGTGCTGGCCTGCGCCCAGAACGCTCCGGACCCGGAACACGTTACTGAAGGTGCCGCTAACATTAGAGAGCGACTACGACTGGCAATAGCCAAAGCTATCAAGCAGTGCAGCCTGTCTCGGTGGGAGATTGCCGGGAAGATGAGCCACATGCTCGGCATTGAGGTCAGTAAATTCCAGATCGATTCCTGGACGGCTGAGAGCAAAGAAGGCCACCGGGTACCGGCAGAGTACCTCCCGGCCTTCTGTATGGTGACCGGCGATCATGGCCCGCTACGGATGATGGCTGAAACTGCTGGATTGTTTGCCCTGCCTGGTCCGGACGCTTTGCGGGCCGAGATCCAAAAGTTGGATGAGGAGAGTAAGCGAATTGGCCGCGAGAAACGTAAACGCGAACTCTTTCTGAAAGAGATGCAAACATGAGTGAAGAGCGGATCGCGGATATTGTATGGCGCTTTGGAAATGCCGCAACGCAGGGCAAAAAACCACTAAGAATTGAACTGTTTCGAGCGGAACAGTGGCGACCTGGTTGGCGGCCACACAAAAGAAACATTCACCCTCATCCACCACTGAGCGACCGAGAATACTGGCAGCAGTACTACCGGTTGCGTGTTGATGGCAGGTGGTTGCGGATGTCTGGATATAAATACGTTTTTTACACACTGGAACAGGCTGTTACTCTAGCTGAACAAATCCACAGGGAGGGCACCAAATGGGAGAGATGGACCGGGCTACCTTTGCAAGGAAGATGAGGGCTCAACAGGCCCAGATAATGAGAGAGGGTACTGAGACGTTGCGACAGGAACTTATCGAAAAACAAACAGAAAAGGAAAAAGATAATGCACCCACAAGCTGTCATTCCTGAACCACCCCTGTCACAACGGGAAGAGAAGCTTCTGATTGAACTTGAGGCCGTGATCGATGCCAATATGAAGGGATTCGTGTTGGTGGGGATGGCATTGGCCACGATCAAGAACCAGAAACTCTACCGAATTCAGTACCCGACCTTTGAAGAGTATATCCTTCGGGTTTGGGATATGGCCGCAAGGTCAGCGTATCGATTAATCGAGGCTGCTTACGTCCACGACAATCTGAAGGATTTCCTTGAAAGAGGAAATATGACCAATTGGTCACAAAATGACGATGGGAGCAATTGCGCACAAACAGAAATCATCCTCCCTAAGAACGAGGGACAAGCCCGTCCCCTCACCCTCTTCTCCCCTGAAGAACAAAAAGAAATCTGGCTCCAGGTACTTGACGAAGCCAGCAACCGCGATTGCAAGATCACTGCGAACTTCATCATCCAGGTCATCCTTGAACGCCAGCGCAAAGAGATTGAGAAGCGTACCAAAACCAACCGAGATCGGGCTGATAAGCAACTTGTGCTGCCGCCCATGGTGCAGCAAAGCTATCAAATGCTGCTGCAGGTGGTGTTGGACCAGAACGACGCAGGCTGGAAGCAGGTCGGGAAGCAGACGATGGTTGAGTTGCTTGAGGATCTACTGGAAACCTTGAAGGGATAACTGGTTAAGGGGCGGAAACGTGAAAAGAACAGTGACAACGGCGGAGATCGCGGAGGCAATGGGATTGAGCAGGCAAGCTATTGTCTCAAACCTGGAAAAGATCAAATCCGTATTTATCTGGCGCAAAGGCGCATCCGGCAACGAAAAACACTATCCCCTCTCCGCCCTCCCTGAAGAATACCGAGTAGCCGTCAAGGTCAAGAAAGCAGCGCCGAAATGCGACGAACCGGACAGCCTGGCCGGGGTCATCGGCGCACAAGCGGCACAGGAGATCCTTGCTGCCCGGGCAGAAGAGAAGGAACGCGATCTGATCGCCAAAGAACAGGGATTGGAGGCGTTCGAGCGCCTGCCGGAGCAGCGGAAAAAAGAGGCGCTTGCACGGCATGCCCTGCTGCAACTCTGCGATGGATTCGTGATGGCGGCTGGGTTTGAGATTCCCCGCCACGCGCAACGCAGCAAGAAAGCAGATAGGGCCTTCGTTGAGGCGTACAACGCCGGTCACATTACCCTCCCTGAAGAGATTATTGCCGTGATTGGAGAGCAGACCAGCTACTCCACTCTGCGGCGGATCGCGGAGGGCTACCACAAGCACGGACTGCCCGGCCTGGCGCTCGGCTACCACAGCCCCAAGCGCGGACAGACCACTCTTTCCGAGGATCAGCAGGCCATGGTGATCAGTACCATGTGCATGAACCCCAACACAAGCACTACCAATATTCGTAAAATTCTACAGGGAAAGTTTGGCCGTGGGGTTCCTTCCGCCGACATCATTAGCCGATTCCGCATCAACTGGATCAAAGAGAACGAAGAACTGTGGATGTTCTACACTAACCCTGACGAATGGAAAAATAAGTGCCTGTTCGCCTTCGGATCGGCCAGCGAGCATGTCGAGCGACTGAACCAGTTGTGGGAAGCGGATTCCACTCCCGCCGATCTGATGCTAACTGATGGTCGGCATTCAATTATCGGCATGATCGACGTGTATTCGCGACGGCTACGGTACTTCGTTTCCAAGACTTCTAAGGCGGTGTCAGTGGTGGCGCTGCTCCGGCACTGCATCATCGAATGGGGCGTTCCGGAAGTGCTGAAGATCGACAACGGTAAAGATTACCGATCGGCGCATGTGACCAGGGTGCTGGATAGCCTGGAGATACAGCGCGAATACTGTACGCCCTTCCAAGGCCAGGAAAAACCCCATATCGAGCGGTCTTTCCATACCTTCCTCCATGGCCTGGTCGAGTTGATGCCCAAATATATCGGCCATAATGTGACCGAGCGCAAGGCGATCGAGGCCCGGCGCAGTTTTGCCGACCGGGTGATGAAAAAGGACAGCGATCCGGTTGATGTCAATTTAACGGCGGAAGAACTACAGAAATTTTGCAACGAGTGGACCGAGTTTGTGTATCAGCACGACCCGCACAGCGGCCTGAACGGGAAAAAGCCGATCGACATGGTGCGGAATTGGAAGCAACCGCGTCGGTGCATCCACGACATGCGCGCCCTGGATATGCTGCTGATGCCTGCGCCTCGAGACGGCGGCAAGCGGACGATAGAAAAGAAAGGCATTCAAGTGGACAACCGCTTCTTCCAGGCAAAAGAATTTGCTGGGAACAAGGGGAAAGAGGTCTTTGTCCTGCTCGATCCAGTCGATATGGGAACGATTTACGTCTACCTCTACGGCGATCGCGGAGAACGGAACTTCCTGTGTGTGGCGATCGATCCGAAATGGCACGGAATCGACAGGGCTAAGTTTTCGACCGCTTCACGGAATCATCAGACTCGATTCATGAGGGAAGGCGCAAAACAGCTCAAAGAAATGAGCAAAAAAGAAGGCCAGCGCGAAGCCTATGCGGACTATGTAAATTTCCGTAAATCCGAAGTGGCGAACATGATTCAGTTCCCGCTACCGAGCGAAGAGCATACCACTCCGGCGCTTGCCGAGGCCGCTAAGGCGGTTATAGCCGTCGACCAGTCAAGAGATCATCAGGACGGCATGGAAAAAACCCTGCGCGAGGTGGAGATTATCCTCGCTGAAGAGAAACCAGCGCCAGGGCCGGTGAAGGAACAGAAAGTAATACAACTGATCACCTGCAAAGCCGACCGTTACCTGGATATTCTCGCCTCAACGCGGATGGAGAAGCGAAAGCTCACCCAATGGGAACATGACTTTCTCACTGATTTTTACACCAATTCTGACACGGGAAAAGCGTATTTGCTGCTGGAAGGGGATTTACGAATGAAGGTTGGCTTGGCTGATGCGAGCCTGGCGAAAGGATAAAAAAGAAGCGGCCGGAAGCTGCTCTAACAGCATCCGGCCAAAAGACAATCGACAGCTGACAGGAGAAAAATAACCAATGATTGACACTTTTGCAACAACGCAAAATGTGCGCCGGTTCATGGCGGGCATGGAAGTGCTGAAACGGCCCGTAAAGGGACGGATAGGCATCATGCTCGCCTATGGACCCTACGGCACCGGAAAAACCGAGATCGGTGGCTGGTACTATACCAACCATGGCGTCCCTTATGTCCGGGCGACGGATGGCGGCACCAGAAGAGAACTACTGGCTAATATCGTTTCTGCCTTGGAAGAGGCCCCGAAGTATCGCTCGGCAGACATCTTCGAGCAACTCCTGAACATCCTAGACGAACAATCCATGCCGATCATTATCGACGAAACCGATTACCTGGTCGACAGCGGCATTATCGAGACGGTCCGGGACATCAGCGACATGACCAATGCCCCGATCATCCTCATGGGAATGGACGGCATTGAGCGCAAACTGAAGCAGTATCCCCATCTGTGCGATCGCATCACGGTAACGACCAAGTTCGAGCTATTCGACCAGCGTGAAATTGCCAACTATGCGTCGCAGGTCTGCGAGGTGCGGCTGACCGATGATGCGATCACCTTTATCCATTTGCACGGCAAAGGCAGGTTGCGGATGACCACGACTTGGTTGGAACGAGCGGAGCGGATCGCCAGCCATAACAAGCTGGAGGAAGTGACGGCTGCTCACCTCGAGGCGTACCTGAAAAGGGAGCAACGTCGATGACGGTGCTTGATCCGGTCATTCTCTACCTGCTAACCAGCGGCCTGAAAACCGTCACCTTGGAGAATGTTGCCAAGGGGGTAGAACTGGAGAGAGTTCCGGTTTTGCGAGTTTTGGACAAGCTCGCCAGCGAAGGATATCTGGAAGAGATCTCTGAGGCCAAAGTTCAAAAAGGTTTTGCCGAGCCTGGACCTCCTCTGCAGAATCCGACTTGGAAGGTCATCCGAGACCTAACTGACAGGCCTGCAAAAAGACCGAAACGCACCACAGGCCGGGATAAGATTTGGCGGGCCATCAAGCGGCTGCAGCGCGGTTTTACCCGATCCGACCTGGTGCGGCTTTCAGGGGCATCCAGGGCGAGTGTCGAAGGTTACACAAAATTGCTGGAGCGTGATGGCTTCATCAAGGTGGTCGGAACAACCGGGCATCAAAAACGCTTCAATCAGTCAACAGAAGAATTGAAGCGGCCCAAAATCAGCGAAAAGCAGGAAGAAACCACCTCCGGAGGAATGATGATTGATCAAGGATGGTTGGAGATACTGCAGCAACGGACCGAAGTTGCCGGAAGGCCTGCAGTGGCAAAAGAAATGGGTGTGTCCGGTGCCACCATCTCCTTATTGCTCGCCAAAAAATATCCGGCCAGCACCGAGAGCATGGAACGGCGGGTCATGAAAATATATGGCAATAACGGCAAGGTGTCCTGCCCAGTTTTGGGGGAGATGGCCCCGGCCAAGTGCGCCGAGCTGTGGAACCGGGCGCGTAAATTGGGCGTCAGGGGCGGAAATCCGAAGGTGATCAAGCAGCATAAAGCCTGTTTGAAATGCGATTTAAGGAACGGTTAAGGGAGAATAGAGAATGGATACATTGTTCTGGGCACTGGTGGCACTCCTCGTCGGGATAGTCATCGGATGGCGAGCCGCTCACGTAACTATCGCTGAAGAATGCAACCTTGCCGGAAAATTCTTTGTAAGAAAGACCGCTTATGAGTGCACAGCCATAAAGAATACCGACCCGAAAAAGGTCGATTAACCAACAAAAGGAGATTGTCATGCCAAATACTACCAAACAAGATTTATTGACAATGAACAGGGGCGTCGCCGAACTTACTAAAAAGCTCGATTCAATAGTTCACGCCAATTGGCGTGATATCCGCCAGGTTGATGAACAGGACATTACGGAAAAACTGTTCAAAATATGGAACATCGCCATGGAGCTGCAGCGGGATATATCCGCACCTGCCATTGTCGAGGGATGCAGGGTCGATGCTGTGTCCCAAATATTGCGGGTCGGTGAATTAATAGGGGAAATGGACATGGATCCTGATCACCGGCAACTCCTATCAATCGGCATGGCTACTGAGTTGGCTGCTCTAAAGGTTATGCAATACAAGAGCATGGCACGGTTTTCTGCCATAGCGGAAATGAACCATAAACTTGCCGCAACGGAGGCAGCATGAACCCGCAGATGACTATTCCCGAGGGATACAAGCAGAACGCGGTTGGCCATTTGGTGCCGATCGAACAGATAGAGGAAATCGACCTGCTCCGCGATGATTTTGTCCGGAAGGCGGTTGAGCAGGCAGGTGGTGTTGCCGCCACTCTATCGGCATACAAAACGATGCTCTCCAATGACATGCAGTCCTTCCTCGATCTCAGTTCGGAGAAATACAACGTCAAATCAGGCGGGGTGAAGGGCAATGTCACGCTGATGAGCTTTGACGGCCGGTACAAGATCATCCGCGAAATTGCCGAGCGACTTGACTTTGACGAACGGCTGCAGGCCGCTAAGGTGTTGGTCGATGAATGTTTGCGCGAATGGACCAAGTTCTCCGGATCCGAGGTCCGGACCCTGATCGAGGACGCTTTCCAGGTTGACATCAAGGGACGGATCAACACCAAGCGGATTTTGAGCCTGCGTAAGTTGAAGATCGAGCACCCCACCTGGCAGCAGGCCATGATCGCCATCGGCGAGGCGGTTACCATCACCGTGGCATGCACCTATTACCGGATTTACGAGCGCGACGAAAACGGCAAGTACCACCAGCTGAATCTTGATTTCTCCGGAGTGTGAGCGATGAAATTCAAAGCCACCGCCACCCTCATCCTGCAGGTTGAGGCTATATTTGAGGATGACGGCTTCCATCCCCTTGCCGTGCAGGTCGTCTCTGCCCTGGAGGCGGATGCGGAATGGAAATATTGCATGCGGCCGGGTGAAGTCAACCTGACCGAAATCGAAATACACCCCATAGCATAAGCGAAATCCCGGCCTGGCCGGGATCATCTGGAGGCGGCGCTCCGGATCTGATGAGCAGCCAAACACAACTAAGGAGACTAAATATGAATTACATGCAAAAGGACGCACTCCAGTATGTAAAGAATACCAAAGGAGGGGCCACTAAATCCATATTTATTGATGACCATGAGCCAATCGGGCCGATGCTATGGAATGACCTGATCGGAATGATCCGAGAAGATGAAAACGGGCGCATCTGGCTCACTAAAGCAGGTGAAGATGTGTTAGAGGCTTAACAAAGGAATAGCCATGATCCTCACCTGTCCATCTTGCGGAGCAACGGCCAGCGCCTGCGCCTGGGAGAACGATATCACGGCCCGCGAGGCCATGCAGGCCATCCTTGCCCTGCCCGCTTCGGTGGGCAAGGTAACGCTGGGCTACCTCTCCTTGTTCCGGCCAACGGAACGGGCGTTGACCTAGAAGAAGGTCAAGAAGGTTGTCGGCGAGCTGTCCGCCCAGGTTGTCCTCGGCTATGTGCAGGTGCAGGGCAAACCGGCCCGATCCTGCCCTCCTCAGTTCTGGGCAATGGGCATGGAACAGATGGTTGAGCGATCAGCCACTTTGCTGCGGCCCTTGAAGAATCACAACTATCTGCGCCAGGTCGTCTGGCAGCTCGCCGACCAGGCCGATGCCCAGCAGGAACAGAAGGTACGGCACGGCGAGGTGTCGGGATCTTTGAAGGCTCGCACCTCATCGGATAACGAGATGAGTGAGGTCATGCGCAAATACATTGAACTCAACGGGGATGGCCATGGCGAGTAAAAACGATATCATCAAAATCCATATCGCGATCAACCAGCTGGGCCTTGCCGATGCCGAGTACCGCAAGATCCTGGGTGAACTGTTCCGCCTGCCGAAGTCGAAACAATCATCGAAACAACTTTCTCCCGTCCAGGCAGCGCGACTGCTCCAGCATTTCCAAGGCATGGGCTGGAAACCGAAGCAACAGCAGTCGCTGCCAGGATTAAGTATCCCGACAGACGGCCAATCTCAGAAGATCCTGGCGCTTTGGATTACTCTGCATAAGGCTGGGGCGGTAAAGAATGGATCGGATCAGGCGTTGATGAAATTTGTCAAAAGGATGACCAAAAGTGAAACCTTTCCAGGCAAAGATCATCTGCGCTGGTGCGACAGCCAGGACAAATTCAAGATTATCGAGGCCCTGAAGGATTGGGCCAACCGGGTGGAGGGCGACCATGTTTAGAAAGCCTATTATAGATATCCCCGAGGAATACCGTCCAGCGATCGATGAGCTGCCGGGAGACCTGCAACGGATCGCGGCGGTTATCGAGGAAGTGATCCCGGAACATGGAGTACGGATCACCCTGATTTTGGCCCAGGCGTTTCCAGGGCACCCGGTTTACTTCCGCAACCCGGTCAAAGTGATCGCCGCCTATCGGGATAATGCCATGCGGGCCGAGTACGATCGCGGGGGCATCACTGCCAAAGAACTGGCCATTAAAACCGGGCTGTCCCTGCGCTACGTTGAAAAGATTTTGGCGATGCCCTCCAGCCAGGAAGAGCTGGAGGAAAGACAGTTTAGGCTGTTTTGATAATTACCTACTTATTATTGACACGTTTGAATTCGGGGCGTTTTGCAAGGTAGAAAGGGAAACCAACAATCCAGAGCAGGAGGCAAACGAAAAACCAACCCCAAGGACCAATATTCCCCATCCCCTGGATTTGTCCCTTCTTGACGCCAATAGTCTTTGCGTCAACGAGAACCCAGATGCTTGTAGCGATGACGATAATCCAAAGATAATCCATAAAATTCTCATTTTTTGCTTTAAAGTGAGGGGCAACACCCTAGATAATTGCTCCTTTCATCGTAGCACAAGAGGAAAGCAGGTTGAAGGATAGTTTAGGGAAAATCGCATTGACCAAGCTTTAATCGCCCCTTAAAAACAATCTCCCACCACCCAAAGGAAGGCCCCCTCGGCCTTCCTTTTCTTTTTCACCGTTTTGCGACGGCTAAAATTATACCGCCATACCTCTTATATGTTGCCATGGCCGTTTCGTTTGAACAGCGGACGGATAGGGAAAAAACAAACATACAAAAGAGGTAAAACAATGCCACCGGTATACCCAACAGCAACAAAAGCGGCACGGATGCAGGCGCTCATCACTCTGATGGGAGCTACGGCAGTGTTGGAACTCGGCACGACGGCCATGGCCATCATCATTGATTCGATTACCCTCAGTGCGACCCCTGCGACGGTTGCGGGGCCTGTTCTCACATTCTCCGGGTTCCCGAAGAATGCCAATGCAGCTGCTGCGGGGCGCATTGCCACAGCCCGTGTGCGCACCCAAACCGGTGGCACAGATGTCATCACCGGTTTCACCTGTGGGCTCACGGCGAGTGCCGCACCAGCATGGGTTGCATTAACTGCCTACACAGTCGGTCAGTACCGCACCAACGGGGCCAATCAATACAAATGCACCGCGGCGGGAACCTCCGCCTCATCGGGTGGTCCAACCGGAACCGGTTCGGGTATCACCGATGGCAGCGTGACCTGGGACTATTGTTCCCCTGCAAATGCCGATGTGCAGCTTGACAATATCGATGTCAATCTTGGGCAGGTGGTCACAGTTTCTGCTGGCAGCATCACCCACGCATAATCATGACTATTACAAGCAACGACCAATACATTGCCGCGCTCAAGCAACGCATCGAATGGATGAAGAATGCCTCACGGACGACCGTGGCTGGTGTTCCATTCTCTGTTTTTGATCTTGCTGGTCAACCTGGGGCCGGAACATTGGCGGGAACATCCACCGCTAATGGCGTGGTACCGACTGCGGCGACGGCAGGCTGTCCGATTATAAATTTCAGCTCTGGCGTAGGATATCTATCCAAGGTCGAGTTCAACAACTCGGTAATGTGCAGGTTGGCCCTGTTCGACCTGCTGTTCAAAGCAGGGGCTTACTCCTATGCGGCAGGGACTACTTCGCTCTCTTCGCAGCCGTCTTACCTGTCCCGATGCCCTGACGGTAACGGAGCTGGCGCTGAAATCTGGATCGAAGTTTCTACTGCGTTCGTTACCGGTACCGCTTGGCAGGTGCAGGTGACATATACCAACTCGGCGGGAGTTACGGGACGAACATCAATTATATCTGCGGCGCAAGCGGCGGCTGGGTTAACGCTGGGCAAGCTCTTCCAGATGGCTCTGCAGTCGGGAGATACCGGAGTCCAGAAGATTGAGTCGGTCATTGTGACCAACGGCGGCACGGCAATGACGGCGGGCAACTTTAACGTTTTGGTATTGCGCCCCCTCTGGACCAGCGGCAGGGTTCCAATCGCTAACGGTGGAGATATTCATGATTATCTCAAGACAGGTTTTCCCATCGTCTACAACACTTCTGCTTTTTATGTACAGGTTTGTGCCGATTCAACTGCTTCAGGAACCCCTGAGATAAACTTTGAAATTGCGTCTGCGTAAATGAGTAATCTTTGGCAAACCACAAAATCCGGGCGTCCCGGTTCCGCAGGATCATTTCAGCGGAAATCGTTTGGCGCTACGTCCAGCGATATAGCTGTTGACGGATTTTGGGGAACCTCGGTTAACGCGATTCTTGCTGTCGTTGAAGTCGATTCTGATACAGCATCGTTCACGGGAGCTGTTGCTGTGCAAGGAGCGGTATCAAGCACGGAGACAGGACAGGATTCGGCATCATTTATAGGCACGGTTGGCGTTTCGGCTTCCATGTCATCACCGGAAACCGAAAATGATACGGCTGCGGCGAACGGATCTGTCGGTGTAGCCTGTGCGCTCATAGCCGTTGAGCAGGGCAACGACACCGCATCCTTTACCGGGTTTGTTGCTGCTGGCGTTACCGGGGTGTTGGCCGCAACGGAGATCGGCAGCGATACCGCATCGATCTTCTTTTCCGACGGCATCGTCTACGATTCAAATGGCGAGCCGATAACCGACTATTTTGGAGAGGTGGAAACCGACGGCCTGGCTGTGGTCGGCAAGCTGTCTGCCCAGGAAATTGGTGATGACACTGCCTCATTCATCGGCATGGCTGGCGGGCCTGTTATCGCAGGAACGCTGGTGGCAACGGAGATCGGGCAAGACACCGCATCGATCTTCTTTTCCGACGGCATCATCTACGATTCAAACGGCGATCCGGTAACCGATTATTTCGGAGAGGTGGAAACCGACGGCCTGGCTGTGGTCGGCAAGTTGTCTGCCCAGGAAATTGGCAATGACACCGCCTCATTCATCGGCGCTGTTACCTCCTCGATCACCGGAATATTGGCGGCAACGGAGATAGGTGGCGATACCGCATCTTTTACCGGCAGCGAAAAGGTTACCGGTTCTCTGTCTGCTCAGGAAGTAGGCAATGACACCGCATCGGCCACGGGCACTGTTGCTGTGCAAGGTGCGATATCAGCCCCTGAGATAGGGCAGGATTCGGCATCATTCACGGGTACGGTGTCGTGGGGTACGGTGGTTACTGGGATACTAGCGGCCACAGAAATCGGGCAGGATTCCGCATCGTTTATCGGCACCGTAAAAGTAACAGCCTCCTTTGCCTCCACCGAGTCGGGCATCGATACCGCCGCCCTCTCTGCCGTCATCGCGCTTGCCGGGCAACTGGCAACCACGGAGCAGGGACAAGATTCCGCATCGTTTACCGGCACCGCTGGATACGCACCCATTGCATGCACCCTGTCGGCAACGGAAACAGGGCAAGATTCGGCAGCATTTGCCGGGACCGTCAGCACGCAGTGTCAGGTCAGCACCGTAGAGTCGGGTACCGACACCGTATCCCTATCGGCAACGCTGGTTGTCACCGGGTCGTTGACCGTCATTGAATCCGGCCAGGACAGTGCGCGCATCACCGGAACTATCACCGCGATGGATGTCGGCACCATCTATACCGTTGATTTCGACGCCACTGTATCCATCTGCGATCTCGATCTGACAACCGGATCGACTAATTTCGACAATTCGACATCAGTATGCAGCCTGATAGTCACATGACGGGGATACATCCATGAGAATTATCTACACCGGGGCCGATGCGAAGATACCTGTGCAGCTGACGCAAACCATAGATCCTAAAATAGGTAAGCAACCGTTCATCATAGATCCGGCAAAGGTCGTGAGGGCGATCCTGGTGAATAGCGACAACACGGCAAAGTACATGGCTACACCGGTTACCGTCTCACCGGCAACTCCCGGTTCGGATTGGACCAAAAGTCTTATCATGATCCTCTTTCCTGGGGCGGCTACCAGCGAAATCGATTTTCAAGGCCGGGCAAACATTGAGATCCAGGTGGCCATGGAGGAAGGGGTTGACGACCGGACCTGGCTGCAACCCGTCTTGATCAAAAAAGGATTTATGGAGTGAGAGAGATGAAAAGAATCGTACTGGCAATCCTGATTGTAGTCGGATTAAGCTCGGCCGTCTGGGCCGGTAGGCAGTCCCAGTACCCTATCAAGACGACGCCATCTCCCAAAGATAGGATACTGATCACCGATTCGGACAATGAGTTCGAAGAGATGAACATCGAGGTCGACAGCCTTCCGGGTGGTGTGCCATCCTGGTTTTCCACCTCTACGGCGCCAACCGCAAGACAGATACTGCAAGCTGATACTAATGGTGTCCTTAGGCCAACCAGTATCTTCGAGGGGCTGATCAATGATGCCGGCACAACCACAGAAGACCTGTGGAGCGCCGACAAGATCATCAACAGCATGACCGCCAAGCTTGCGGCCCCCGGACCAATCGGATCGACTACTCCCAGTACCGGAGCCTTTACCCAACTCACGGCCACGTCTTTTGATTTTGGCGCACCGGCTACCGGGCAAACGGGAGAAATAGGCCTACAAGAAGATCCTGCCAACGGCAATAATATCGTCACGCTCAAGGCTCCTGCGGCTCTGGCTAATGATCTTGTTATTACTCTGCCCACAGGAGTGGTGCCGTCAACTGCATCAGATACCTGCACCGCTGGGCAATGGTGGTACGACTCCTCATATTGGTACGTCTGTGTCGCTGCCAACACCTGGAAGCGGGCAGCACTGGCAACCTGGTGATGACTATGCGATCCCTCCTCCTCACGCTCCTGCTCATCATCGGAGCTGCCCCTGCTTTTGCGGGATATGCCAACCTAACTATCACCTATCAGCCCGATGCTTCCTGGCTGGCGTCCGGCGACCAAACCTATCTCAACCTGCCGATCGCGACGATCACCGCATCCAGACGGCTGGCGGTCAATATCTTTGCTGATGGCGTCCAGGTGGCGAGCGTCTGGGATAAGCCATCATCTCGCGAGTACAACGTCACCGTATTGTTCAACGGCAACAATACGTCCGCACATATTGCCGCCCAAGCCGTAGCCTATGAGTGTGGACCGTGGCGGGCATCTCAGGCCTACTCCATTGGCGACAAGGTGTGCGTCGGCGATTACCCCTCGGACTACTACTGGATGCAGGTGACCAGGGCGGGCACCAGCGGATCCGTTGCACCGACCTGGCCGAACAGCGGCTCCGTTGATGATCCCGACAGTTCCGGAGTGGGCTGGACTTTTACCAATTCGGTATCTAGTCCTGGGCTGGTTGTATTGACGTCTAATCAGTCGAGGCGGCAGATCGGCGAGGTGGTCGATGGTACTTTCAGGCTGGGTGGGCTCAAATTCAGAGTGAGGAACAACTGATGAAACGATTTTTCATGATTTTCCTGCTGTGGATATCGATGTTTGGTCAGTCATGGGCCGCACAGTATACCTGTGAGTGGGGCTATACACCTCCTACGTCCCCAGCAGTTACAGGTTTCCGGCTGTACAAAAACGGTACTGCATTGATTGACTTCACTGGGGCAGCTATCACCTCAGGTGTTTTCACCGCGTCCCTGGTTGTCGGTGACATTTTCGAACTGACGGCCTTATTTGCAGACAGTACCGAGTCTCCCAAGAGCGCGACGTTTACCTGGACAGGTGGGACTTCCTTCATTCGTTTTGGCAGGCTGAAGACAGGAAACGCTCATGGTCGCACGGATAAGCCGGGACAGGTACGCCTACAATGATCTGCTCAGTTGATAGTTGTGATAAGCCAGCCCATTCCAAGGGATTGTGCTATGCCTGTTACGCCCGGCAGCGGAGAAAATCAGGCACAACTCCTTGCAGTGTGGCCGGGTGCGATTTCCCGGCTGTTGGAAAAACGGGGATGTGTAGCAAGTGTTACCAGACGTCCAAGCGGCGGGAAAACAAGCGAACTGTCCCCGATATGCCCGGAGAGTTGTGGGCGGACATCGAAGGTCATTCGGGATGGTGCATATCCACAATGGGCCGAGTCAAGTCGATCAGGGGAATACATGAGCGGATAATTGCCCCCAGGATGGTCAATGGCCGCATGTTTGTAGAAGATAACCATCGTGGAGGGTTTGCGGTCCATTTGCAGGTGCTCCGGACCTTCCACCCCGAGGCTACGGGCGATCCGGTTTTTATAGACGGCAACATCCTCAACGCCCGACTTGATAATCTCCGATGGGATACCAGGGCAGATAGGCTCAGACGGGCAATCGCCATGGCCTCCGCGTCGAGTAGTCGGTGGGCGGCGGCGTTTGCGGCCTATTGGGGAGGGGACAACCATGCGCTTGATATATTTTGGGATGAGATGCGCTTAAAGATTATCAAGGCCATCCACTATAAAATAGGCCCGTGGACACGCGGGTACCACCTCGAGGCAGAGGAGGTAGCGCATGTTACCCTAGTAAAGACGTTTTTTGCGATCCATGCCGCGAGTCTATCAAGTCTTGATAATCTCACCTCTTACATGCTTACAGTAGCTGACCGAGTGCTACTGGGCCACTGGCGGTACGCTGGCCCACTGAGGCCGATTGTAAACGTTGGAGAGGACGGCGAAGAGTACAGCGTTGCCGATGCAATAGGCTATTGCTACCCATCGGCCGAACTGGAGGCGATGCACAGAGAAGTTTGATCCAAGGGGAGGCCGTTCGGCCTCCCTTTCTTTTTCACCGTTTTGCAACGGCTAACAGCTCGACCCCATATCTCTTATATAACCATAACAGGCACTGAGACTGCCTTATATCTCCTTTCTGTGGTTGGGGGCAGGTTGCACGACCTGCCCCCTCTTAGAGGTTAATTATGCAGACCATTATTATCTACGACGAGCAGTTCCAGCGTCAGGCCGTGACCTATTTCGACAAGGAGTTGATAGACGGTTGTTCGGTTGACTGGCGCTGGTTCAAGGCCCAGGCCATAGCCGAGAGCGGCCTTAATCCCAAGGCGGTCAGCAGTTGCGGTGCACAGGGCCTGATGCAGTTGATGCCCGACACCTTAGCCGAAATAGCCAAGGAACTGCACCTGCCCAACAGTCCTTTTGACCCGCTCCTCAACATCAAGGCTGGCGTCTACTACGACCTGAAGATTTGGCGCGTATGGCGCAAAGAGCAAAGGATTGAACGACTGCGCTTCATGTTTGCGGCCTACAATGCCGGGGTTGAAAACATCTTAGATGCACAGAAACTGGCAACCCAGACCGATCAATGGGGTTCGGTAGCCGTCCAGCTGCCAAAAATAACAGGAATCGACAATGCGAGACAAACAACGAGCTATGTCAAAAGAATCGAAGAGTTCTACGGCCAGCTCATCCGGAGTTGATCGAGTGGCCTGGTTGAGAAGACTGCATGCAATCTGGCTCTGGAAACAGGGTCAAAAACAAAAATGATCGAAGTTCGATCGAAATCTTGGAGGAAAAGTACATGAAAAAGAAACCGATGATTTTTCTGCTCTTGGCGTTGTGGACCGTCCTTGGATACGCCTGTGCAGCGGTAACGATCGCAGGAGCCGACCCAGCCGTTGCCGCCACTGCTTCTGGCGGCTCTTTGCTTGATTTCTTTTTCGCCAACGAGACCACCATTCTGGCGGCACTCTTGGCGATCTCTGAAGTGCTGGCGCGGATCCCAGGCATCAAGGCCAACTCCATTTTTGAGTTGGTGACCAATGCCCTCAAGGTTTTGGCAAGCGGCAAACCGGATCCGCCTGCGAAAGTTCAGTAATTGTTTATTTGCAGATCAATCACCTCCGGAGATCCGGAGGTGATCTTGAGGATGAGAGCAACGCCATGAGTGAAATCATTGTTTCAGCGATCGTCGGGATCTTGGGCATGATATTTAACGCCCTGCTGGCGGCAAATAAGGAAAAGGAACAGAGCCATGAACAAAAAGACAACGAACTGCGGCAGGCCCTGGCCGAGAATGACTCTGCTGCTGTGCATGGTGCTCTTGGGTCTCAGCATGACCGAGTGCACGAAGCATTATGTGGTGGTGCCGGGGGGCGAGACGGTGACCATCCAGAAACAGGAACTGGACCGGATCTACAGCGATAACGAAGCGCTGTTGCAGGCGCTGGAGGCGTGCAAGGCTCGGTAATGGAGACGATCGAACACTCCCAACGCGACCAGGAGCAGTTTAATCGGTTGGCCTTGCAACTGCAGATGGACAGTATGCCCACAGGTGAATCGGCGGCAGAGTGCGAGGATTGCAGTGAAGAAATTCCGAAGGAAAGACAGAAAGCTGCTCCGGGTTGCACGCGATGCATAACCTGCCAGGGCAGCTACGAGCGCAATCAGCGGGGAGTGCGATGAATATTACCATCAACTGGGATGCTGTGGCAGTACTAGCCACCCTCGCCCTTGCATGGAGCGGATTTCTGGTCGCTATCATTCGTTGGCTGGTGAGCCGCGCGGTCGCGAATATCGAGGAGCGGCTTTCAGCTGCATCGAATGCAGCAAAGGCCGCCACTACCGGGCTGCAAAAGCACCAAGAGGAATACCTTAGATTCTTGGGGACACTGCCGATTGACTACTACCGCCGAGAAGACATGATCCGTTTTGAAACCACGACCCATGCCAAGCTGGATGCCCTGGCGGGTTTCATCAGACAACTGGAGTGCCACAAATGCCAAATCAAGCCCCACTGATCGACCTCGAGAAGGCCCGCCGGGAAAATCTGCGCTGGGCCATTCTGCTCACCCTGAATTCCGCCAGGCCGATCGGAACTTCTGAGGCAGTGATACTTTCGACTGTGCGCGCGATCATCCCGGACTGCACTACCCGTGAATTACGCAATGAACTGAAATATCTGGAGTGCCGGCAACTCCTGATCCTCAAGGGAATCAATAGCCCGTGCTGGCATGCCGAACTGACGCGGATCGGCGTTGACGTGGTCGAGTATACCGTGGACTGCGATCCCGGGATCGCGCGTCCCGAGAAGTATTGGTAAACGCGATGCCTCCCAAGAACAAGGTCTATACCCTGCCGGAGCCGGTTCGCGCCTGGCTTGACGAAACACTTGCCGCCAACGGCGGTCAGCAGTTCAAGGCGCTAGAAGAGAAGCTCGCTGCCAAAGGGTTCAAGATCAGCGACTCAGCCCTGCAGCGCTATCACACCACCGATCTGCAACCACGTCTGCAGGCGCTTAAGCTGGCTACCGAGAGCGCCCGCACCGTGGCGGCCGCCATGGGCGAGAACGACGGCACCATGCTGGAGGCGCTGACCGGGCTTTGCCAGGAACGTCTTTTTTCTCTATTGCTCGCGGTCGATCCGGACAGCATAGACGAAACCATCCTGGCCAAGCTGGCTCGCGCCATCAGCGACCTGGCCAGGGCTTCGATCAACGTCAAAAAGCATGTCTCCGATGCACGGGCCAAAGCCTTTCAGGATGCAGCGGAAGTGATCAAGAAGACTGCCACCAAGTCCGGACTCTCTGCTGACACGGTCGAAGATATCAAACGGCAGTTCTTAGGGATGGGACAATGATCAAGACGTTAAGCGCACCCTACGCCTTCCTGGGATATCAGCAAGAATGGGCGGCAGATTCGGCGCAGGTCAAAGTGATCGAAAAGTCGCGGCGGGTTGGTCTATCCTGGTCGGAGGCCGGTGATGACGTTCTTTTTGCGGCTTCCACCGAAGGGGATGACGTCTGGTACATCGGCTACAACAAGGACATGGCCGAGGAGTTCATCAACGATTGCGCCGACTGGGTAAAGAAATATTCCCTGGTCGCCGGAGCCGTTGAGGAAGAAGTGGTCAAGGACGAGGACAAAGATATCCTCACCTTCCGGATCAAGTTTGCCTCCGGCCATAAGATTGTGGCCCTGTCAAGCCGTCCGTCCAACCTGCGCGGCAAGCAAGGCCGGGTTGTACTTGACGAGGCGGCCTTTCACGATGATCTGGCCGGTTTGATCAAGGCAGCCATGGCACTCCTGATGTGGGGTGGCCAGGTGCGGATTATCTCCACTCATAACGGCGATTCAAACCCGTTTAACGAGCTGGTTAACGACATCCGCTCTGGCAAAAAGCCGTACAGTCTGCATCGAGTGACCTTTGACGACGCCTTGAAGCAAGGGCTGTACAAGCGCATCTGCCTGGTGAAAGGCCGGGAGTGGTCGCAGGAGGCTGAAGATGCGTGGCGTGCTGAAATCGTTGCTTCGTATGGAGATGATGCTGACGAGGAGTTGTTCTGTATCCCCAGCCAGGGCAGCGGCACCTATCTGCCCCGGATCATTATCGAGCGCTGCATGCGGGACGATATCCCGGTGCTGCGGTGGTCGGTAGCCGATGACTTCGCCATTCTTCCGGATCACATCCGCCAGGCCGAGGCCCGCGACTTATGCGAGGAACATCTAAAACCCTTGCTGGCCAAGCTCGATTCTTTGCGGCGCCATTACTTTGGCGAGGACTTTGCCCGAACCGGCGACCTCTCCGTAATTGTGCCTCTGGCTGAAAAGCCGGATATCACCTACCGGATGCCCTTTGTGCTGGAGCTGGCCAACTTCCCATTCAAGGAGCAAGAGCTGATCCTCTTCTATATTGTAGACCGGCTCCCGCGTTTCACCTTCGGCAAGCTGGACGCACGCGGCAACGGCCAGTATCTGGCCGAAGTGGCGATGCAGAAATACGGAGCCGCACGGATCGAGCAGGTGATGCTCTCCGAGGCCTGGTATCGCGATGAAATGCCCAGGTTCAAATCCTTTTTTGAAGACGGGACTATCGAGGTGGCTCGTGATGCTGATCATCTCGACGATTACCGAGCCATTAAGATGATCAAAGGCGTCGCCAAATTACCGGATACCAAAACCAAGGGAAAGGACGGTCGGCAGCGCCATGGTGACGTGGCGATAGCAGCGGCCATGGCGGTCTCGGCAACCCGGATGGACAGCTTTGAGACGGAGATCCAGTCCACCGGGAGGGTTCGACCTTCGACGGGACACTTAGACTTTACCGGCAGTGACAGCCGCCGCGACACCGAGGGATTTTAAATGATACTGCCCAAAGACCTGCGGCAAGAGATCGCCACCATCGGCAAGGATCCAACGATTCCTGCTTATGGCGGAGTGCTACTCAATCGCGATGATACCCTGCTCTCGCGAGGCGGCGGTAAAGGGCTCAAAATCTATGATGAGATCGAGCGGGACTGCCACGCCTTTGCCGTCATCCAAAAGCGCAAGCTGGCCATTATCGCCAGGGAATGGCAGCTTCTTCCCGCCTCATCCAGCGCTCTCGACAAAAAAGCCGCCGACCTGGTCGAAGAGCAGCTGAAAAACCTCAAGTTCGACCAAGTGTGCCTGAAAATGCTGGATGCCACGCTCAAAGGCTACAGCGTTGGCGAGATCATCTGGACAACCGATGGCTCGGAGATCGTGGCGTCAAAGGTCAAAGTGAAACCGCAGCGCCGATTCATCTTCGATGAAGATCAGGAGCCGCGCCTGGTCACCTTGACCAATCTGTTCCCCGGCGAGCAGTTGCCGCCGAGAAAATTCATCGTTCATCGCTATGGCGAGAAGGATGACGACAACCCTTATGGCCTCGGCCTTGGGTACCGCCTCTTCTGGCCGGTATTTTTCAAACGGCAGGACATCACCTTCTGGCTCACCTTCGTGGACAAGTTCGCCAGTCCCACTGCCATGGGCGAATATCCTACCGGCACCAGCGACGCGGATCAAAAGAAACTGCTGAATTCGCTCTCATCCATTGCCTCCGAGGCCGGGATCATCGTGCCCACGGGGATGATGGTCAAGTTTTTGGAGGCAGCCCGCTCCGGATCCATCGACACCTATGAACGGCTCGCCCGCTATATGGACGAACAGATCAGCGAGTGCGTGCTGGGTGAAACGCTCTCCACTAACGTCGGCAAGGTGGGCAGCCTGGGTGCGGCAAAAACACATAACGAGGTCCGGCTTGAGTTGGCCAGGGGTGATTCGGATCTGCTCAGCGACACTCTCAATGAGACCCTGATCCACTGGATCGTGGAACTGAATGTACCCGGTGCCAAGCCACCTAAGCTGTGGCGCGATTTTGACGAGGGTGAAGATCTCAAGATCCGCTCCGACATGGATAAGAATTTGACGGAGATGGGCTTTGAAGCAGACGAGCAGTACATCAACGAAACCTATGGCGGCAAGTGGAAGAAGAATCCGAAGGCGGTCCCGCTAAAGCTGACCTTACCCGACGCCAAAGATCCCGCGCAGTTTGCCGAGACCTCCCTGGATACAGTGGATCTGCTCACAGAGCAGACGCTGGCCGCTGCCGACGGTGGCGACATTATAGGTGCGGTGTACCTGCTGCTGTCTGATTCCGGCAGTCTAGAGGAAGTGCAAGAAAAGCTGATTGATCTCTACGGTCGCATCTCGGTCGACAAAACTGGCAACGCCCTGGGTAACAGCCTCTTCCAAGCCGACCTGACCGGCCGGGCCGAGATCCTTGACGAGGTTGGGAAGTGACCACCGTCGAATACGGCAACCTGCCCTTCAAGGAAGCGGAAAAGTTTTTTCGCGACAAGGTCAATATTCCCACAAAAAGGTGGGATGACCTCAAGGAGGGTATGCATGCCCGTGGCTTCATGATTGCCGGGGCACAACGTGACGACATGCTTTGCGACTTCCATGGGGCCCTACGAAAGGCGATCGAACAGGGCACGACCCTGGAGACCTTCCGCCAGGACTTCGATCAGATCGTGAACCGGTATGGCTGGAGCTACAACGGCGGCCGGGGATGGCGTACCCGGGTGATCTACGATACCAACCTGCGCACCTCGTATATGGCCGGTCGCTACCAGCAGATGACCGACCCTGAAGTACTGGCATACAACCCGTACTGGCGCTACCGGCACAATCATGCCGTCAGGCCCCGGCCGCAACATGTGGCATGGAACGGACTGACCCTGCGCCATGATGATCCTTTCTGGTCCAGTCACTACCCGCCCAACGGCTGGGGCTGACACTGCTCCGTCGATCCAGTTTCGGATCGAGATATGGAGCGGATGGGCAAGCGTGGTCCGGACAAGGCTCCGCCTTTGGTCATTGACCCTAAGACCGGTGCGCCCGTGGGGATTGATAAGGGCTGGGGCTACAACGTCGGCGAAGCGGCCTTTGGGAAGCAGTTGTCGGCAGAGGTGATGAACGACTGGCGAGCCCAGGGCGCAAAGGCCTGGGAGAAATTGACGCCGGGAAATTGGCGGAGCCAGGACCGTCCGGAACGCATCCCGGCAGACAGCACCAAAACGAAACTCGGCCCAAAGCTTACCTCTGCCGAGGAGGCTGCCAAGGCTCTAACCAAAATCATGGGTGATGAGGAGCGGATCTATACGCTGCCCTCCGGTGGCCGGGTGCTGGTGAATGCAGAGAACTTGGCCAGCCACATCGATCTGGACCGCACCCCGTTTCTGCCTCTACTGCCGGAGGTGCTGACAGATCCTTATGAGGCGTGGGTCTCTTTTGAGCAACATAAGGGGACCGGCAAGGTGGTACTGCGTCAGCGGCTGATCAAGATGCTGCAACTGGATAAGGAACGCGGCGTGCTGGTGACGGCACAGGCAAAGAATGGGGTACTGGAGGCGTGGACGATGGTTCCGACTTCCGATCGGAAGTATCTGAACAATCAGCGGGCAGGGAAGCTTTTATGGGGAAGGGAAGAATAGATGGGGCCCTCACTCTCTCCGCAGCAGAGCGGGCACCAGGTTCCGGTTATCGGGACTGCGGCCCAACCGTTACCATCGTTTCTTTAAAATAGCGCAGGCAGAGGAGTTTGTCAAATGGCCGGAGCCTTCACCGTTGTAGCCAAGATCGATGACCGCGAGATCATGGCAGCCCTTGACCGTATGAGCCGCCAAGCCCGCAGACTCAGCCCGGCATGGAAGAATATCGGCGAGGCCCTGCTGCGCTCTACCCAACAGCGCTTTCACTTGCAGCAGGATCCCGAGGGCCACCGCTGGCAGCGACTCAAGGACTCAACCAAGGCTAGCAAGGCCGCACGCGGCTACGACCCACGCAAGATCCTGACCATGCGTGGCCAATTGCGCGACTCGATCCGCTACCAGGCGGATGATGGTGGGGTGCGGATCGGCACCAATCTAATCTATGCCGCCATCCATCAGTTCGGCGGCAAGACCAGGGCGCATGTGATCAAGCCGAAAAACAAAAAGGCCCTGGCCTGGCCAGGCGGTCGTCATCCGGTGCGCAGTGTCAATCACCCCGGCTCCAATATACCGGCCCGGCCGTTTTTGGGGATCTCGCGGCAGGATCGCGACCGGATTTTGGAAGTGGTTGCCGACCACCTTGGGATGAATGGGTAAAGAGGGCCTTGTTTCGAGATACCGGACCGCACGTCCGGAAGGTCGGGTGATACCAACCGGATCAAACACAGCGAATTTTAAAGATAGTTTAAACGGCATAACCGATGGAGACGCGCATGAAGAAGACGCTAGAGATATTCAAGGCCGGAAAACATACCACCGCTGCCGGTCAAACCCTGGAATTTAGCGAGGCGGATTTGCAAGCCACGGTCGCGGCGTATGACCCGGCGAAGCATGAGGCTCCTCTGGTAGTCGGACACCCGAGTATCGATGCCCCGGCCTATGGCTGGGTGAAAGGGCTGTCCTTTGCCGAAGGATCCATGACCGCAGAGCCTGACCAGGTCGACCCAGCCTTTGCCGAGATGGTCAACGCGGGCCGCTACAAGAAGATCAGCGCCAGCTTCTATACTCCGGACGCACCAAACAATCCGGTACCAGGCATCTATTCCCTGCGCCATGTCGGATTTCTTGGAGCCCAACCCCCTGCGGTAAAGGGACTCAAAAGCGCCAGCTTTGCCGCTTCCGAGGAGGGCGTTGTTGAATTCGGTGACTGGACCGATCGAGTCGAGGCCGTTCTCTTCCGAACACTCCGGGAATGGATGATTGCCAAGTTTGGCATGGATGATGCCGACAAGGCGCTGCCTGGGTGGGACGTGGATACAATCCAAACCGAAGCTGCCAAGCCAGACATTGAAACCGAGATTGATTCGGCCTTCGCCGAAGGCTCAAAACAAACAAAGGAGGATACCACTTTGCTGACACCAGAACAAATTGCCGCCAAGGAATTGGAGCTGCAGCAGAAAGAAGCAGCGTTTTCAGAACGCGAAACGAAGCTGCAGAAACAGGAACAGAACGCCAGTCACCAGGCGCACCTGACTTTTGCCGAAGGGTTGGTAAAGGAAGGCAAGCTGCTCCCGGCACTCAAAGTGCAGGCGGTGGCCATGCTTGATTTTGCATCCGGACTCGCTGCCGATCAGGTAGTCGAGTTTGGCGAAGGTGAAGGGAAACAGACACTCGCCCTGGGCGAATCGTTCAAGTCATTCCTTTCTGGCCAACCAAAGTTCATCGAATTCGGAGAAACCGCAAAGGCTGAAAAGGAAGGTGACACGGTCAATTTCTCAGCAGCTCCGGGCTACACTGTGGATTCAGCCGCCTTGGAAATCCACAACAAGGCAGTTGCCTATCAAGCCAAAAACCCCGGCACCGAATACATGACCGCCGTCAAGGCCGTGCAATAATAAGCCAGCTGAGAGCAGAACGAATTCTGTCCCGCACATACAAATTTAAGGAGGAACAACAATGTCACGTCAAGCTCAACCTAGCGTCAGCCTGAGCCTCACCACTACCGGCGTTATCGTCGAATATCGTTTCGTCAATACTTCAGTCGCCCAGGCCGGAGCAGCATCCAACACCTTCGGTGTGGCTCGGATGGCTGCCGCGAGCGGTGACGTCATCCCTGTCGATGCGGTTGGTACCGCCATCGTTGAGACAGGGGCGGCCTTTGCTGCAGGTACACTGCTCGCAACCGACGCCTCCGGGCGAGCGGTGGCCTGGGCAGCTGGAGCAGCCGTAGCCAGAGCCTTGCCCGGTCAGGCAGCCACAGCTGCGGGCCAGTTTGTAGAAGTGCTCCTCATCCCAAATTGATCAGTCATTAAACACCCATTTTAATCAGTCATTAACCACCTTTTAAGGAGGTATTTCAGATGGTCATGAACGCAGCAGGAACCAGAGTCATCAATCCTATCCTCAGCACGGTCGCTCAGGGTTACAGCCAAGCCGAATTGGTCGGCTCAGCTCTCTTCCCCCGCGTCCCGGTCGAGATCTCAGGTGGGCAAATCCTGGAGTTCGGCAAGGAGGCCTTCAAACTGTACAACTCCCGCCGCACTCCTGGAGGAGCAACCAAACGGATCTCTTTCGGTTACTTGGGCAAACCGTTTGCCCTCTTCAATGACTCCCTCGAAGCGCCGGTGCCGCGTGAGTTTATGAGAGATGCCAAGGTCATGCCAGGGATCGACCTTGGGACGCGTGCCGTCATACTGGTCATGGGAGCACTGACGTTGGGCCTCGAAGTTGCGCAGGCTACCCTTGCAACTGATGCCACGCAATATGATGCCAACCATAAGATCACTCTTTCCGGCACGAGTAAGTGGAGCGATCCGGCCTCTGACCCGATTGTGCAGATGGATACCTACAAAGAGGCCATCCGTAGCACAGTAGGGATTCGGCCCAACACTCTGCTCCTTTCCGCCCAAGCCTATTCGGCGGCAAAAACCAATACAAAGATCCGGGCACAATTCCAGTATACCAATGCCGATAGCATCACCGTGGAGATGCTGGCTCGAGCCTTCGATGTCAAACGCATCGTGATCGGCGAGGCAGTCACCTCAGATGACACCGGCGTAATCTCCGATGTCTGGGGCAACAATGCTATTCTTGCCTATGTTCCGACTGTGCCCACAAGCGCTGAGGTTCCTTCCTATGGCTACACTTACACCATGATGGGGCATCCATTGGTGGAGGAACCATACTACGACAACAACGCCAAGTCGTGGATCTACGGGGTGGGATTTGAGCGTGCTCCTGTCCTCTCCGGCATTACCTCAGGCTATTTGATCCAAGGCATTAAGTAAGATACGGAACGTCTATAAGGAGACTTCAATCATGGCTAAATATCCCGTTTATGAACCATTGCTCGCCGATCGCCCCACCCCGTATATGCCTGGCGAAATCGTCGAGATGGATGAAAAAGAGGCGCGCGGTCTGATCAAGGCCGGTGTCCTTGGTGAGTCGGATGAACTTGGAGGTGGACGTGGCCTGAATGCCACCAAAACCATCGAGCTTGCTAAAGCCGCTACCACATCTGCGGAACTGGACGAACTCGCCCTGGGCGAAACCCGCAAAACCGTATTGATGGCCATCGAAACCAGGCGCTTCGATCTGGAGGAATAAACCATGTACTGCTCCCTGAACGATATCCAAGTGATCGTGCCGGAAGATGACTTGGTCGAACTGACCGACGATGCGACTCCGCCCACCTTCATCAATGAAGACGTGATCGACCGGGCCATCACCGATGCCGGTGAGCTGATCGACGGATATCTTCGGGGTCGGTATACCCTGCCCCTTTCTCCGGTGCCCGGGCTGATCAACACTCTTGCCGCCGACATTGCGATCTACCGGCTCTATTCCCGGCGGCTCCGGCTAACACCGCCGGAAGTAGTGACCGAACGGTATAAGGAAGCGCAGAAACTCCTGGCGAAAGTTCAATCCGGCAATGTCTCGCTGGGATCAGAGAATACCGGCGGCGATGTAACGCCGGTAACAGGCGGCCCCCAGTTCAGCGCTCCGGATCGGGTATTCAACAGGGCCACCTTGGGTGATTACTGATGATCAACCAGATTGAAGACGCGATCGTCACACGCATCAAAGCAAAACTGGGAACCACTGCCGGTAAAGTGGATGTGCAGAAGGGTGTCGAGGGCATACCGCAGCCTGCTGTTTATGTCTCCACTGAGGCAGGCCGGTTTGAAAAGATCACTCAGGCGACGTTCAAGCAGCACCTGACCCTCTTTGTCGACATTGTCTTCTCATATCGAGGGGCAAAAGACAGTGAACGGAGAAAAGGGATGTATCTGATCTTGGAAGGTATCCTCCAGGCGCTGCTGCTCCAGGATCTCGAATTGAAAATCAAACCGCTGGAGCCACAGAGTTGGAGAAATACCACCGTCGAGGAGTTTCGGGCGCAAGGGCTGCTCTCTTTTTCCCTGGAACTGACCACCGCCTATACCATCAGTAAGCTTGACGATGAAGCGCTCACCGATCTGCTGACGATCGGCCTCAACTATTATCTGACGCCTGGCGACGATACGGTCGACGCCAGCGACACAGTCACCTTACAGGAGACATTATGAAAGTCACAGCAGCACCGGGCCTCCAGTGCCCGATGGAAGGAAAACCCAGGGAATATATCACCGACGATCCGGAAGGGATTGAGGTAGAGGCCACCGCCTACTACCGCCGCCTGGTCGATGATGGATCCCTGGTGGAAGTGGTAGCAGCATCGACAAAGCAGCAGAAAACCACAGCCGCCCCAACTGGGGCTACGGGAGGTGACCAGTAATGGCATCCAAAAATATCACGTTTGATACCATTCCGGCCTCGATCCGCAAGCCGGGCAAGTATTTCGAGTTCAATACCCGGCTGGCAGTACGGACCCTGCCTACCAACGGGCAAAAGATGCTGATTCTGGCACAACGGATGGCAGCCGGTTCCGTATTGGCTCTAGTGCCCACGCAGGTCTTTTCAGACGTCCAGGCAGCCGATTATTTCGGCAATGGCAGCCTGGCGCATCTGATGTGCCGTGCCGCGATCACCGCCAACTCTTACCTGGACCTGACCGTCTGCGCCCTCGACGATGGCGCTGGGGCAGCGGCTACCGACCCGGTGACCATTGCCAACGCCGCAACCTCGTCTGGCGTGTTCACTCTCTTTATCGGCAACCAGAACGTACAGATCGCAGTGACCATTGGGGACGCTAACACCGTCGTGGCCACCAATCTCGCGGCTGCGGTTAACGCTAAAGCCGATCTGCCGGTGACCGCTGGCGTGGCGGTGGGCGTGGTGACGCTGACTGCCAAGAACAAGGGAACCGTCGCCAATCAGATCGATATATCCTACACCCTGACCGCCCTGGGAACCACGGTCACCCTCGCCAATCCTTCACTAACCGGCGGCACCATTGATCCGGATCCCGCTACGGCCTTGGCCAAGGTCTTTGGAGAGCAGTATCACGTCATTGCCACCCCCTACAATGATCAAGCCAATATCACTACTCTGAAAACGCATCTGGACAGCGTCTCCGGTGCTTTGGAGAAACGTCCTGGTGTTGGTATCTTTGGTTTTGATGGTGCCCTGGCTGCTGGAACGACCCTGGCGGGGTTGATTAACGGGGGGCGATGCTTCGGGGGTTATCTTCGGGGCACAAAATCACCGGCGTACGAGGTCGGGGCCACCTTTGCAGCAGTTGTGGCTTTTGAAGAAGATCCTGCCATGCCGCTTAATGGTTTGCCCCTCACCGGTATTGCCGCACCTCCCATCGATCAGCGCTTGAGTCGCACCGAGCAGGAGAGTTGCCTCAATAACGGAATAACTCCCCTGGAAGTCGGCCCGGGAGAGGTTGTCCAGATCGTGCGGGCCGTCTCCACCTACACCAAGAATCCAGCTGGGATTGCCGATATTTCGCTCCTGGATATCACGACCATCCGCACCCTGGACTATACAAGAAAGGCCTGTGTGGATCGGGTTGAGCTGCGATTCCCGCGAGCAAAACTCTCCAGCAAGACGCCTGACCGGGTTTGGACCGAAATATTCGATGTGCTCCAGCAACTTGAAGCTCTGGAGATTTTAGAAAACGTGATGGCCAATAAAGACGGCCTGATCGTTGAGCGGGATCTGCAGGATCCAAACCGTCTGGATACAAAAATTCCGGCGGACGTGGTCAACGGCCTACATGTGCTGGCCGGGCGCATCGATCTGCTGCTGTAATTATTCTAACTTTGAAAGGAGAAATCCATGTCTGATTACGTATCGCGTGTGCTGCTGGAGGTCAACGGGCAGAACATTGATGACTTCAAGAGTGTCACCGAAAAAGAGGTCGAGCTCAACAAACAGGTCAACCTGATGAATAAAACCGGTACCTGCGGGGTCACTTCGCGGTGTCAGGTGGAGGTGGAATATGTGGTGCCGGAGGATGCCCCGGAATTCGACTTCAACAGCGTCAAGAACGGCACCCTGACCATCGACAAAATGAACGGGGTGCGGGAGACCTATACCGGAGTCACTACCCTCAAGATCGGGGCCACCAAGTACGACGGAGAAAAGGAAGCCACCCGGACTATCGACTTCAGCACAAACGGGAAGGTGTGATCCATGATGACCGAAAAAGGAACATTACCGATTGGGGTGGGATTCGAGGGGAAGGTCCATCAGGATTTTGAATTGCGATCGCAACTCGTCTCCGACATGGTGGATGTATTTGATAACGAAAAAAATGCGGAGCGGGCCCAGAAAAACGCACAATTTTTTTCAGCCTGTCTGCTGGCTGGACGCCTGATCAAGCTGGGTGATATCCCCAAGGATCAGATCACGGTGGATTTGCTGCTTGGCATGGACTTCAGCGATTACAGCCTGATCGTGGAGACTGGCAAGAGGTTGGAAGATCGGGCGTCCACGTTTCGCCAAGAAACTGCGGGGCAACCGGAAACTGGTGCTGGTGCTGCTTAAAATAGGCTTCAGCCTGCATGACGCTCTGGCTATGCCGGTTACCCAGGCATGGGAATGGGTCAACACCTATACGGAACTGATGAACCCAGAAAGACCAAGCGGCACAAAATATGTGGTCAAAAAAAAGGAAAATAAGGGCCGGTAATGTCATCTGACACCATGAAACTCGCATTGCAGATCACCGCTGTGGATATGCTTTCCGGCGTGTTGGCTGGAGTGAAGAAGCATATCCAGAGCCTTGGTCCGGCCGCGCAGCAGATCGGCAAGGACTTTGACCAGATGTCCGAGCACATGACCAAGGGGCTCAAGGCTATGGCAGTGGCTCATTATGGCATTGAAAAGATAATGAAGGGCGTCAAGCCTGCCGCTGATTTCCAGGATGCGATGCTGGAATACGAGATGACGCTGATGCGCAGCTCGAAAAATGCGGAGCAGCTCAAAAAAGAACTCGCCGAGTCGAGCAAGGAGGCAAGGAAGATATCTGCCGTGACCCTGTACGACAAAGCCACCTCCCTCCGGACGATGCTGAAACTGGAGGAATCAGGCGTCGAGCACAAGGCTGTGGTGGAAGGCGCTGGCCTAGCTGCGGCGCAGTTGGCTGTTGTTACCAAATCGTCGCCCGATCTGGCGGCAAGCACTTTGTTGAGTCTTGGCATTCCGTATCATTTAAACGGTGAGCAGTACAAACCGCTTGCTGATGTCCTGCAAAAGCACATTTTAAGCGGGCGACTGAAGCTCTCGGATTACGAGACCCACTTCAAATATATCATCCCTGCTGCTCAACGAATGGGCCTGACACCTACGGAGGTCATATCGTTTCTGGCAAATCTGGGCGAACAGGGGCTGGTGAACAATGCGGGCATCGAGGGCAAGGATTTCCTAGAACGTATGAGCGGAGGTAGCCGGGAAGAGCGGAGAATGCTGAGTGAACTCAACCAAAAGCTGGTGAAGAAAGGGAAAAAACCACTTGCGTTCTGGGACAAAGGAAATCCAAGGAAGCTCCATGACATCATTAACGACTTACGGGAAATTGACAAGGATCTTACCCCGCAAGAGCGGGCATATGTCACTGAAAAAATGTTCGGGACGCGGGGCGGAATAGCATCCGATGCCACCAAGAGAGAAGGGGTAGGGTCTTTGGAGTACATTGAGGAGCGTGCCAAGGAAGCCGCTTCTATGGCGGAAAAATTTGAGGTTCGGATGCGCGGCTTGAACGCCCAGATGGAACTCTTTGCCACCAATATAACCAATCTCAAAGCGGAGGTTTTTGAACCCTTGCTGGCCCCGTTGGCCGCAGTGGCAAAAAAAATGGGAGAAACGACTGATCAAGCCGTAGATTTCGCCGAGCAGCACAAAACCTTGACCAAGTCGGTAGGTTACGTGGCAGGCGGGGTGGTTGGCGGAGCCTCGGCCTATGCGGCGTATCACATGGTCAAGGCTGCCATTGCCGGCGGAAAAGTTCTGAAAGGTTTGGCGGGGATAGGAAGCACTGCCATTGGTATTGGCGAGGGCAAGGCTATTGAAGCGGCCACCGGGGTGCAGCCGGTGTTCGTGGTGAATATGCCGGGCAACCTGGGCGGAATGCCTCCGGTTATTCCGCCTGTGCCGACTCCAGCCAGCAGCTTGCTCGGAAAAACCGCTCAGCTAGGATTGGCGGCAGGTGGCGGTTATTTGATGGGTACAGGGATCAATTTGGGGATGGGTGCAATCAGCGACCATTTCACCGATGGCAAATATAAAGGTGAGGGTTGGCTCGGAGAGATGATCTTCGACCTGATCCATGGCGATCGTGAGAAGACCAAAAACGAAATCACCATGAATATCTCGGTCGACCAGAACGGCCGCACCACCGCCCAGACAGATGATGCGAACACGACCACCAGGATCAACACCCTGAAGCGAGGCTCGTTCGCCGATGCCAATAATTTCTGAGATGACCTATGCCTGATCTCTACGCCGCAGAAATAAACGGTTTCGCTCTGGAAATTGAAACCACCGACGATACCTGGGAGAAGTCCATTGCCCGCCATGAGTACCCGTATAAAAACGGAGCGCTCCTGGAGGACATGGGACTGAAGGCTCGGTGTCTTAAGTTTCGCTGTTATTTTTGGGACGATGGTGCCGATCATTCCACCTACGATGATCATCGCGACTTCCTGGACCATCTGGACAATATGGAGATCATCGAGCTGGTCCATCCCAAATACGGCCCGCTCAGGGGCAGTATCGAATCGGTTGCCATCCACCATGATGACCGCGATCGGATGGCGCAGATTGATATCAGCTTCGTCGAGGGACTAATCGAGGATCCCGACGATACTGCCCACGAGGATGTCGAAGCCAGTGGCGAAGAAGCCTACAACGACAGCATCGCCGAGCAGCAGCAGGAATTTGCAGACGATGCGAAAACGGCCCTGGGTTCGGAGTCCTCCGGCATCCTGGACAAAGTTCTGGATCCGAATCTCGGTATTGTCGAGCAGTTTACAGCGGTTTCAACCAAGGCTCGAAACTATCTTAAAACAGTTGAGAAGTATGTCGGCCTTTTGGAAGGCACGCTCAACACTATCGCCAATCCGGCCAACTCGCTCACCTCCATCCTCAATTACGGCAACAGTCTGCCTGGGCGGGTGATCGGCAGTATCGCCCGCTGCATGGAGCGCTATGCCTTGCTCTACGAGACGCAGCAGACAGCTCCGGCCCGATTTGCCGACAGCATGTCCCAGGGCCATGCCGAGTTGGCGGCAGCTTCGGGTGCTTTCGCCAAAACCACGACCATAGCGGCAGCGAGCCACACTGCATTGCAGACAGCTTACCTCTATAAACAAGATGAAACGGTGCGGACCCTGCAGAAACGCAGTGAAGGCAAACCGGCTTTCGACACTCTGGGGAACTATACCCCACCGGAACTCTCGGCTACAGATATCCAGCCGATGACGGTGCGGGAACTGGAAAGCAGCCTGGCCACTGTGCGGGGCATGCTCCAGGATGCCATCAACCTGTCGCGCCAATCAACCAGCCTCAAAAAACAGGCGCTACAGCTGCAGACCCATGTGAATTCCATCAAGCTGGAGCGGGAGAAGATTACCCAGGTGCAGCTTGACAACCCTATGCCGTTGCACCTGGTCTGTTTGAAGTACGGTCTGCCCTATGGTGCCGCCGATCGCCTGATGATGATCAACGATATCCGCAACCCCAACGAAGTCAGCGGCGAGGTGAGTGTGTATGTCTCCTGATATAATATCCCTGCAGATTGCCGGACGTCGCATTGAGCGGTTTCTGTCCTATACGATCGCGGTCGATCTCTATACGCCCGCCGATGCCTTCTCTTTGGAGATTGCCAATCCGGAAGCGGAGATTAAGCGGGGCCAGCGCTGCGAGCTGTATGTCAACGGCAATTTGGAGCTGACTGGCATCATTGATAAGAGTTCTAGGAAATATGGCAAGTCCGGGTTGACCACGCGGATTGAAGGCCGCGATCTAATGGGCCTGTTGGTGGACTCGCACTGTGAGCAATTCGTCGATGTCGAGGGCATGAAGCTCTCGGATCTGGCCGAGATGCTGCTCAAGACAGTGCCATTCATCAACCGCAAGACGATCCAGTATCAGGAGAACATCGTCGGCAAGCTAAGGAGTCATAGACATCATCAAGGCTCGGGCCAATCGCTGATGGGCTCTATGGATTCACCACAGAAGGTGTCCAGGATCGAGCCAGGCATGACGGTGTTTGATGCGTTGCGAACCTATGCCGCCAGCCGGGGCCTGATGTTTTTCGCCCTTCCGGACGGCACCTTTGTCTTCGGCAGACCAAAGGCCAAGGGAGAACCGCTCTACTCCCTCACCTGTATCGAGACCGGCGAGGGCAACAATGTGCTGGAAGGCGAGGAGATCGACGATATCTCCAAACGGTTCTCGAAGATAACGGTCCTCGGCCAGCAGCAGGGGCAGGATGATTTCATGATGGACGCCACCAAGATTACCACCCATGGGACGGTGACAGATCCGGATTTTCCTTTCTATAAACCCTTTGTCGTCAGGGACAACAATGACTCTAAAAGCCCGGAGCTGCATGCCCGATTTATCTTGGAGCATCAACGGCACCAGGGCTATCAACTCCATTACAAGGTCCAAAGCCACACCCAGAACGACAAGAACTGGCAGGTCAATGAATTGTGCCGGGTACGCGATGAAGTTCTTGGGATCGATGGGGTCTATCTCATCTACGGTCGAACAATGGAACGCTCCCGACAGGAGGGAACTGTTACGCGTCTGAAGCTGGGGATGCCGGGGTTGGTGCAATGATCAGAGGCATAATCACGGCCGTACTCGAGGGGATGATCAAACGCATCAGTGCCAGTGGCCGTACGGGCGAGACCTTTACCAACAGGGAATATTTCCAGCATTACGGTTTTACCTCGAGGCCTCACCCAGGCGCAGAAACTATCTTTATCCAAGAGGGCAATCATATTATCGCGGTAGCCTCGGACGATCGCCGCTATCGCCTGGCGATCGAGGAAGGCGAAGCGGCACTCTATAGCGACGAGGGCGACCATGTGCTTCTTAAGCGCGGTCGAGTAATCGAAGTTGAGACCGAAATGCTGTTGATTAAAGCGAGTACCAAGGTTCGGTTTGAAACGCCGTTGATCGAGACCACCGGTCAGGTTACGGCGGAAGGTACTATTACGGACCTCAGCGCCAGCACAGGCAAGAGCATGAGTGCTATGCGCACCATTTATGACGGTCACGCCCATAACGAGCACGACGGCGGCCAGACCAGTGCGCCGACCCAGGGGATGTAATGGATTACGCCATCACCATAGGTGACAACCTGGCGGGCGCGATGACCTTTGATCCAGCCGCCGACATCAGCAACAATATCTACCTCAGCCTGACTGTGAAAAAGGGATCGTTTTTCCATAACCCCAGCTTCGGTCTGCGGCAGCGGGGCAGATTGAAGAATACCGAGACTACGGCTGCTCTGATCCGCCATGATTACAAAGATGCCCTCCAGTGGTTGATCGATACTGGACGGGCCAAATCGGTTGAGGTGTGGGCGGAACGCGATCGCACCCAGGATCTCAACCGGTTGAAGCTGCTGGTCGAGGTGGTGCAGGCAGATGGCCACAAGGTGACGTTCGAGATATTTAGAGAGGTGGTGTGATGGCCTATGAAAAAGGCTTCGACGAAATACTGAACGACATCCTGACCGATTTCCGTAACATCTTTCCCAGTGTTGATGTCTCCCAAGGGAGCCTGGCGTACATGAAAGCTGCCGGGTATGCCTCGGCCCTATGGGGACTGTACCGAAATCAGGAATGGATCAGTAAGCAGATTTTTCCAGACACGGCCGATACCGAGGCCTTGGAACATCACGGCTGGGTGCGTGGCCTTCCCCGCACAGCGGCTGAGAGTGACGTCGTCTACCTGGCTCGGCAGCTCGATAACATCCGCAGGCCGCCTGCAGGTGGCAACAAATACGATTATGAGAAATGGGCCGAACAGGTCGATGGCGTTGCCAAGGCGTATGCTTTCCCCTTGGCCCAGGGGCCGGAGAGCGTCGATGTCGTCATCCTGGCCAATGCAGCCACTACCGGTTCTGAGATCCCCAGCCAGTCATTGCTCGAGGCGGTGTTCGCTTATATTGACGATCTGCGACCGGTGTCGGCACGGTTTGTTCGGATACTGGCACCGAACGTGGTCAACCAGGCGGTGACCATGACCGGGGTGGACAGCACTCTGGCGGCAGCGGTGCAAGCCGATATCAACGCCTACCTTGCCGGGTTCGTACCTGGGCAGGTTCTGTATCTGCCGCAGTTGATCGGCATTGCCACGGGCAACGGTGTGCCCAATCCTGTGCTTACGGTTCCCTCCGCCCCGGTGGCACCGGCACCGGCCTCCATGTTGCGGCCGGGGGTGATCAATGTCAGCCAATAGTGATGCCCTGCGTCTGCTCATGCCCATCGAACTGGGCGGTGACCATGATGCGGATCTGGATCTGGATGCCAAGCATCTCGATACCGCCCAGGCCAACGCCGATACCCTGCTCCGGGAGATGTTTCCGGATACAGCGGTATGGCTGCTCACTGATTGGGAGCGGGTTTTGGGATTGACACCCGGTACGTCGGATCCTCTTCAGTTGCGACGAAACCAGGTGGTTCGCAAGATCCGCGCGCGCGGAGGTTTATCCAGGGCATACTTCATCAGCCTGGCGCAGTCGCTCGGTTATGAGATTGAGATTGTCGAACCGGTACCGTTCATGGCTGGTTGGGGTCGGGCAGGCGATCGTCTTTATGGGCAAGCGATCTGCTCTCAATGGGGGGTGCGTATCCTCAATCAACCTATTTACAAATTTAGGGCCGGCCAATCGGTGGCGGGTGAACGATTAACCTGGTGGGCTCCTCAAACCATGATCGAGGACATCATTAAAGAGCTGAAGCCCGCCCATACCTTTGTCTATTTCATCTACGATTAGGAGCAACAACGATGCATAGAATAGCGGAAAATGGTGGGGTATTTCTCGAAGGCGACGAAGCGGCCGGTACGCTGGGTACTGCCGTCCCCGCGGCGTCACTGCAATCGTTTCAGGATGAATTGGCAGGGTTCGTGGAAGACACGGGGCAAGTGCTCTCGCCTACGGATAACGCCCAGGTCCGGAAGGGTCTGCAAACAAACAGACTCGTCAGCTCAGACGCAGGCGGCACTGCCGACGCAATTACTGGAAGCTACACACCGGTTATCACCTCGTTGACCCATAATATGGTGCTATGTGTCCGGGCTGCGTCTGCCAACGCGACTATATCGCCGACGTTCACCCCAAATTTCGGAGTCATCGTACCTTCGGGTATGTACAAGGGAGCAAACGTTTCTCTTGCAATTGGTGATATTACTGGAGCCGGTCACGGTCTCAAATTGCGGTGGGATGCAATATTGACAAAATGGGAGTTATTGAACCCGGCGCCTGGGATTGTAGCGAATAAATCCGTAGCTTACCCTAAAATCCAGGACGTATCAGCATCACAGAAGGGATTGGGACGCAAGACAGCAGGTGCCGGTACTATTGAAGAATGCTCAATATCTGAAATGCTCGAATGGCTCGGCATATGCGCCCAAGGGGATTTTGTGTACCGAGGAGCTTTGGGATGGTCAAGAATTGCTGCAGGCCCGGCGAATTACTTCATGCAGACAAAAGGGGTCGGGGCCGACCCGGTCTGGAGTCCTGTCAACATCCCGGTAGCTTCAGTATTTGGCAGGACGGGGGCGGTGGCAATGACCGCTGCTGATGTAGCCGCTGCACTTGGATACATGCCAGTGCCTGTTGATGCGGCAAACGGTGGAATTGGTGTTGGTTGTACTTGGGCGACCTGGGTGGCAACAGCATATACACCTGGATCGGTCTATGCCCTCAATGGTCAGAGCAGGTGTATATCATGTGTTGCCATATATACGCAAAACTTCTCTCTTTTCCAGAGGATATCATGATGCAGCAGATAGATAATATTCTTAACGTTCGTAACCCTTGCATGCAAGAGAATGGAAGCGTGAATGTAGAGATATTACACGCTGTTTACGGGTGGGGGCCGTTTAACGCTTCCCCTAATGACCCCGAAGAACACGGGCGCGACATTTATGCGTGGGCAATCGATGGTGAGTTTGGCGCGATTGCCCCGTATGTTGCTCCGGTGATGACCAAAGAGCAGAAGGTAAAAGCCATGACCGACGCGGTACAATCCATCCTGGATGCCCCGGCTCAATCCCTCGGCTATGACGATATCAAGACGGCTTGCACCTACGCAGACGAGCCTGCCGTACCCCTGTTTCAAAAGCAAGGGATAGCTTTCAGGGCATGGAGATCATTGGTGTGGGCAAAATGTTACTCTATCCTGGGTGAAGTAGAGGCGAAAACGAGGCAAGAACCGACAATTCCTGAATTGCTGGCTGAACTGCCACCATTGGTATTGCCATGACCATACGGTTGGCTGGCCAGCATGAGGAATATCCATGACATCGATACAGCTCCTTTTTAGTGCCAATTGTGATCCGATCTCGGCGGTGATTCGTGCGGCGACATGGTCGCGATGGTCCCATGTCTCAGTGGTCGATGGGGGTAGCGTAATCGAGGCGGCTCCCCTTCACGGGGTGCGTAGGGTATCTCTGGGCGGGGTGATTTCCCAAAGTGATGATTGGATTCTAATCGCATTGCCCTGTGCTAACCCAGCTGCAGTAATAGCTGCCGCTGCCAGCCAAATTGGCAAGCCATATGACTACACCGCCATTCTTGGCCTTGGCCTGCACCGCGATTGGCAGGAGGATGATTCATGGTTTTGTTCCGAGCTGGTAGCCTGGGGCTTTAACTCCGCTGGGCAACCCCTGTTCAGATCGGAGTGTATGCGTCGGATCACACCGCAGCATTTGTGGATGTTGGCGCCGATGACAATCAACATGTAGGAATCTTTAAGGACGGGACTGGGAGGAGCTCGAACTCCTCCCGAACCATCCAACCGTGCGCTAACACGGAAGGAGGCCCGCAGGTTCACCCGCTATAGTCCCGATGCACGCTGTGGACAGCGCATGGGGGTAGTAGCATATCACCTGCATTACCGCAAGGAGCCTTTCGTGGCATCACTGATTCCCTATTTTGGCGGCAAGAGCCGTCTCGCAAAAACCATTCTTTCCAAGTTCCCTGAGCACCAGTGTTATGTTGAGGTGTTTGCTGGAGCGGCCAACGTCTTCTTTGCTAAAGAAGCAAAGGGAACCGAGGTCATCAACGATCTTGACCGCGATCTGATCACCTTATATCGCATCGTCAAACATCATCCCGAAGAACTGCATCGTCAGTTCAAATATGCCCTGGTTGCCCGTGACGAATTCAACCGGCTCATGCAAGTCAATCCCGATACTTTGACCGATATTCAGCGCGCGGCTCGTTACATCTACCTGCAACGCACTTGCTTTGGTGGTCGCAGCCATGGCCGCACCTTCGGCACCTCTACTACCGGTATCCCTCGCCTCAATCTGTTCACTCTACAAAAACTTCTGGAAGAGGCATGGATCAGGCTCGCTCAAGTGATGATAGAGTGCCTCGACTTTCGGGATCTTATTCCCCGATACGATCGCGAACACACCCTGTTTTTCCTTGATCCTCCGTACTGGAAGATTGACGGTTATGAGCACAACTTCGTTAAGCGGGATTTTTATGATCTGGCAGAGGTGTTGTCAGTGATCAAAGGTCGATTTCTAATGACCTTAAATGACACGCCAGAGGTGAGAAAAATATTCGGGAGCTTTAAGATTGAACAGGTCGAATTGAAGTACTCTATGAGTAAAAAAGAAGGGAGTCGATCGAAGGTTAGAACGGAGCTTTTAATCAGCAATTAAATGGCATAAAATAATGGTTAAAACGCGGTTCCAAATCTCGCATGAATCGGTTCCAAATCTCGCGCGCGGCTACAAAAGTATCGCCAAACCACGCTATTCAAAGTTTCTACGTTTATATGCCCCCCTATAGCTATTCAAAGTTTCTACGTTTATATGCCCCCCTATAATAAAATATCGACATCCTCACGTGATCGGAGGGGTCGCATTGATTACAATGGACTCGGCTTCACGCATTTCATGTAACCGGCATGTAACCAACGAAAAAAGCACCTAACCCGCGAAGAGTTAAGTGCTTGATTTTACTGGAGCCGATAAGCGGACTTGAACCGCTGACCTACTGATTACGAATCAATAGAATTTAGTTTTTGAATAAGTAGACATGAGTAAAGAAGAGTAAGGTTAATGAACAAAATAAACGATAATTCGAACAATTAAACACAACCTACACTCTGTTGCCACTTACCTATCTTTACTCTGACTTACTCATGTTTAGATTTATTTTGGCAAAATTTTGGCAAAACTGGAGTTTGAAAATCGCCAAATCAACCGGGCCAAATCAAAAATTTTTCTATTCACATCTCAAGGTTTTTGAGTCCTTTGCCAAGCGTTTCCACTTTATGAGAAAAAGACAAAAAAAGAAGCCCGCGTTTTTATCCAGGTAAACCCTGGAAGCGAACATTTGAAACGTCTCCTTGATAAACATTATCAGCTCAAGACAGATTTTTATCCTCCGCCAAACTAGCAATCCAAAACTTCATAAAAAGACCTCAGCTATGGGACTTGATACGGACCTATACGCTTATGGAGCTTAACTGTGGTTAACGAGAAAACATAACCATCATATAGCATGGCTATTTAACATAGGCCAACAAGTACGAATTAATATCCATCCAAAACGAATGACCGCAGACCGCTCCCTAGCAACGCCCGAAAGCCATTCATTGTCATGGCATTGCCCAAGGTGTTTGCCGCTAAAACGCAGGCACTTGAATCATAATATCGAGCCCTTTCCGTATAAGGCACGACCAACCTCTCTAATTGACAGTGCAAAGGTAACAACCGGTGAATGTCTTCCCGTGCATTGCTCCATCGCCAGCCTTTATCCAGCATCGTTTGGAGGATGTTCAAACAAAACGCACTATCACCATCAGGATTATCAAACTTTTTATAAACGGCCGCTGCAATTTCACCGCAAATTCCCATAAGCGAATTATCCATGGCAACCCGCTCATGGATAGCACTAAAATTATTTGCGTCTACCCGTACTGCCAACCAATTGAGCATCTTCGTCCTCCAGTTTGACATCGGTGCCCGAAACCAAAATACGCCGCCAATCAAGAACCTGCGTTGCTCGGATTTGTAATGTTTTAAAGCTGGGTAGAATGGTTTTGGATGAGGTTAACCTCAAGAAGATAATCTAAAAATTGTTTATGGTTTGTGGCGAGAGTTTTAGCTACGTGCTCGAAATCATCAAGAGTGTAAGCATTGAGATCACTACATAATGGTTCGACGCTTTGAGGTATCTGGAGAATCCAGTTCGGCTGAATTGAGTTGGGAATTTCACTCTGTACCCAAGTAGCGTGGGTAATGTGTTTCCTCAGCGGCGTGAAATTGTGAGGAAGCCTAAGGTAACTAGAAATTCGGTCATATTGGTCAAGTGGGACTTTTCCATGATAAAGCAGTTCAAGCAAAGCGTGTCTTTTGTCGTCGAAATTGAGGCTGCGGGTCAGCGGTATGATTGTAGACAAATCTGAACCAGAAATCGTTGCTATGATTTCTTGAATGAGTAATTCATATTGGGCGAACCACTGAACGATAATTCCAAAGAGCAACAAATGCCTCTCGGTCAGGCATTCTGAAATCTTATTTTTTGCGAATGCTCGCTGTTCCAATGGTGTTGTGTTCATGAGATATCCCTCAAAATTTCTTTGAATTTGAGAACGTGTCCCCTCATCTGAACAAAAATGATTGCATCATTTAAAAATGTATCTTTGTAATTATTATATACTAATATTATTAAGTTACAATATTTTACTCGACATAATAGTCGGAGGCCTCAAATATCCAAATTGAGGCATCTTCTATGAATCATCATACCCCCGCAGACCTCGATGGTGATGGCGAGTTCGATGCCATCGATATCGTCATTCTTGAAGAAGGCCAGCCACCAAACAGGACAGGGTGTTGTTAGAAGGTTACAACCTTTATTCGTATAGACTGATTATCTCCTTTATATCATGGGTAGCTCTGACCAGTAGGGCGGATCGTAATTTCATTGACATTGACATGTGAAGGCAGTGTGAGCAGCCAGTAAATGCCATCGGCTATGGCTTGGGGGTCAAGGAGTTTACCGAACTGAGCAATTCCTTTGCCAAAGTTTTCTTGGTCATAACCAGCTACATCTTGAAATTCACTGAGTACAATTCCGGGTTTTACAACGGAAATTCGAACGCCATGCGAGCAAATCTCACGGCGGAGTCCTTCCGCGATGGCACCAATCGCAAATTTGCTTGAACCGTAGAATCCACTGAAGGGCGAAATATTTTGTCCAACCACCGAACCGATGGCAACAATGTCGCCGCTATTTCGCTGAACCATGTATTTCCCGACCCGACGCATCAGATATGCAGCGCCAAGTACATTGACTTGATAAACCTCTTGCCACTGTGATTCATCGCTGTCAAGAATACCTCCTGCCAGTCCACGACCGGCATTGACAACGACTGTGTCAACCTTACATCCACCTTCTTTCCATTTCAAAGCACTATCCATCAATATATCAATGTCAATCTTACTGCTCGCATCTCCAGCAACGGCAAGCGCTTTGCCGCCTTGAGCAGTGATCTCAGACACAAGTATGTCAAGACGGTCTTTACGTCGGGCATGGAGAACCACCGCCGCACCAGCCTGAGCCAAAGTGCAAGCCGTAGCGTGACCAATGCCTGAACTAGCCCCAGTAATAATAGCGGTCCTGCCTAAAAGAAGCTTTTCCATTTTCATTCCTCCTTATCCCGTTTGAATATGAGTTTGAATATGAATATGACGTAGAGGTAGACCCAACCTCGATGGCTTCAAGTATCGAATAGCTGGAAATCTTGTCTAATTAATAGGTACGACTAAGTCAATACTTCAAATATCATGAAGGTATACGAAAATTTATAAACACAGCCAGTTACCAGTAAACGCGCACCAGTTCATATCGAATCCGAGAGCAACTTGAGCGCGCCTAATTTTTCTCCTGCAATTCAGCAGCGATTTCTGGCCGCACAATATCCGGTTCCAGAAGTCCAATGTAACCGTCAAGTGCGGTCATGACTATTGTCCGATTATAGACATGCAAAACCTTTCCTGGGGCATAATTGTGTTGTTCCGGCCAGCCCAGTGCCCGTTTAACAACCAACCATGTGTTGTTGATATTTACCAGGCTCTCTGTCGCTCCGAATGCTCGTATTTGCCGCATGATGCTTTCAACCGGTTTCTGAAAGTCGACGATACGGTCTTGGAGCGTGTGTTTTGGCCAATAGCTTCCTCCTACTTGAGG